CACTACAAATAGAGTAGCGGCGGCTGGTTTATTCTAATAGAATAAACGGCGGCTGGTTTGCGACTACACGCCCCGTCCGCGATATTACCATAGATCGGTGTGTGAAATCTAGCACACAAAAACACTACGGCTAGAGTAAAGATTTTATTTTTAATGTTTTTAATAATTTACGGCCCTTGACGCGGAACATTATTCTGTGATATAATAACACATCTCGGTTGAATTCAGATTAGTCATTTAACTATTTTAGTTAGAATCTATTTGTTTTGATCTTGGAACTTCTTTACTCTACTGCTGTAGTTTGTTATCTAGCAGATGAATTAATCATCTCGATATAACTACTGTTTTAGAACTCCGCTCTGTTCTGGAGCGTCGAGTAATTCCCCATCATAATTTGATTCCCAATTTTTCATATATTCTTCCAATTCGTCTATACTTAACATTTCACATTCTTTCGCTAGAATAAAATTTTCATCATACATTGTTAAAATTTTATACTGTGGTCTGTGATATTTAATTTTTACATTTGAGTTTGGATTATAATAATTTGGTTCCCACTTTAGATCTTCGAACTGAATTAATGCTGCATTATATTTTTGCTGCTCTTCAGCTGGTCGATATGTATCTAACTCATCAAATTTAGTATAACCTATAACATAGCCAATTTCACCAGAATTTACAAAATAAATTCTATCAGACCTAAGTTTGTTGTGTGGAAGGCATGGAGTAAAACTGTTTGTATTTATCCTATTAACTTGTAATACTTCTGTAAAAGTTAGATGCTTTTGAAGTTGCATTTGACTTTTTATATTTTGTTTAGACATGGACATCATACCATATAGAGCAATATCCATATAATTTGGAGTTCCGTTATAGACCCCCTCCCACACTGGTACTGGGGTACTAGGATCTCTTTTTCTTGGATCTAACCAAAATCTAATTCCACCTTCAGGCTTTCTTGATGATAATCCCATGGGACTCCTTTGTTAGATTTGCACAAGACTATATAATCCAGTTTTTTCTTCATCTATTGAAACTTGATCAATTGTTTCATATAATTTAAACTCTGACTCACCCTCTGGTGCATTTATAAGATCACACACATATGTAATTTCTTGAAACTTTTTATTGTTTAATACTTCTTTGTCATGAATAACGCTATCAAGAAATACGAAAGCATAAGCTTGCTCTTTTGGAGTACGAGAATGATAGTCTACAAATTCTTCATGCACAACTACATACATTCTCCCTCTCTGCATTTCAGAGAGTTTATACATTCTCTCTCCTCTAAATTTCATTTGTTCCCTCGCAAACATATATTGGTTTATTTCTAAAATCTCCCATATATTCTTTCCCATCTTCATAGATCTCATATTTAATAGAGTTAGAATGTAGCATAAGCTCACCAACAAATTTAGCTTGATCTAGAGTACCATATATTTTCACTCTTTCAGCAAAATAGCCATCTCTTTTTCGGGAAGTTACTAGCCAGATTTTATTCATATCGCCTCCAATAAAAAGGGCAGCATATCTTTTGATATGCTGCCCATAATTATATTCTATTTTTAACGAGCGCGGACTTCTAGTTCGCGGTCAAGGAACGCCTTGAATGCACGGGCTTCTGATAGTGTCATTACAAAACGACGAGAAGGGCCGTCCGCATCTGTTGGCTTCCAAAGAACTACATTGCTGTAGTCACCGTGTCGGGTGTCGCCACGACGAATACCCATACCAATGCGCTTTAGTTTGCGCTCGCTCTTGTAAACACCACCATCATATTCAGATGGATCAAAAACTTCAACCTGACGCTTTTGAGTACGTGTTGAAGTTGGGCGGCTTGAAGAGCGATCTGAAGAACGGTTGTTAGAACGGGTGTTGGTGTTAGTGTTGCGTACTGACATATTATCATCCTTTGCCTTTGGGGCGGTTAAAAACAGCTTTCTGCACAGCAGAAGCATGTTTGCATTTATTGCGGAAACGATATCCGCTACAATCACAAGTAATTTTTTTATCATTCCATACCTCGACAATATATTTTGATTTTCCATTAGAAGATTTAACGGAATATTTTTGCATTGGTTTCGGTAATTCGGGTCTTTCATAAATTGCATAAAGATGCAAATTTTCACGGGTTGTACCGTTTGGAATCTCGACCCAATTTCCTCCAACGGCGTAAGTTTTACCTCCAGACACTAAAATAGCAGGAGGCTGATTCATTTTGGCGGGGTAGCTCTCAATCATAGAGACATAATACCACGCTAAAATAGCGCCGTCAAGGGCAAAAAATACTGTCGATGTTTTTTTACTGAGAGTGGAAGGACACTAATCGTCTAGGTCATCTTCAAACTCATCATCTATAAGAGCTTCTTCAAGTAAGTCTTCATCGTCTACTATATCATCATCTTTGCGATAATAATCTTTCTGTGCTTCATTCCAATAAAATTTATCTTCTTCGAACTCGGCTAGTAGATCTTCTATTTTTTCTTGCTCATCTTCATCCAAGAGATCCATCATATCTTCATATTTATCTCTTGCCTGTTCTACATCATATTTTCCTGACTCTAAACCTTTTTTTAAAATTTTAAATAATGACATATATTATCGGCTCCTGCTGACTGTGTATTTATACCACGGAAAAATCGCGGGGTAAAGCACTTTTTTCACTCTCTATCTGGAAGTTTATTCGCAATAAATTCATAATGAGAGGAAAATTTATCAGTATATAGATCGATCTTTTTCTGTTCGTCATCCCACATCTCAATTTTTTTAATTGTTGGATGTTTTCTTAAAATTTTTCTTATTTCTTCTGTCTTAAAATCTCCTGTATCCATACCCATAGGATTCAATTTAACAAAATCAAAATTAAGACCTTTAAATTTTATCAGATCCCTAATTCTTTCATCAAAAACAGAATCTACTCTTCCAGTAAGCATGATACAAAATGTTTTTCTGTCAGATAATTCTTTTTTTGCGGCATCAACAGTGGAATCTATCCAAAATCCATTACCTTTTAATGGTACAGAAGGAGGAGATAATGATATTAGTTCTCCCCACCAATTTCTTTTATAACCCTGCGGTTTATTTGGACTTCTAAATAAAGTTCCATCGAAATCAAATACCGATAATTTATTATAATATTCTCGTCTTTCCGTTAGGGTAATTTTAATCATTCTATCCTCTTGTTTTTTCGTATTCTAAATATTCTGCCACTGTCTCTATAGCTTCTGTAGCAACTGCAATTTTCTCTTGAACCCAAGGTTCTAAATCATCTTCATCATTTACTAACTTAGATAGCATTGAGGCGTGTTTCATTAAGTTATAAACATTACTTCTAGCCATACGACCATCTGAGTCGTAGCTTTCTTTATCGGAGTCTCCTAATTTTAGTTTTACTACACCACCTCCAGTGAATGGCATATCTCCACTTAACATTCCCATATCTGCCATACATTCTTGTATTTCTTCAGATATAATCTTTTTTAAAGATTCTTTGGTTATTTTCATATTTTTTCCTCAATTATCAAATATTACAAATACAGGATTTGATGGATTACTTTGTGGAAGTATACCAATATTTCCTACATGAGAATCATGTAAATAATTTCCAGTTTTTATAAACAAATAAATTGTCTTTGCTAAACTCACAAATTCATTTTTTGTTAAAGCACTTGGATACATTTTCTTTTTTTGCATAAAATCTTTAAATATAGAAGCGATCTTTTCTTGGCTAAAAAGAAAAAACTTTTTACTATATTTCTGCTCTATTTCTATCATCATATCCTTACACAATTCATAGTCAGATTCAGCATCATCTGCAGATCTTCTAGTTTCTTCCATAAAATCTGATAATGGAATTACTCTAGCCATTTCTACATAATTTACTTGCTCTCCAGCATCAAGTTTTATTTCACCCTCGTCATATATTGGAAGATCTGTAATATTACCAGCACTTGAGAACATTCTTGCTTTTGTTCCCTTATACCAATACATATCACCACCGCCAGAATAGTCATCCTGATATAGTTTTAATATATGCCCATTATCTAGTAGGTAGATAAAACCTTTTGTTCCAGCTGTTAACAACTCTTGAATTGGCTTACTTAACACAGGGCATTTTTTTACTAACTCAACGGCATCTTGTAAACTTAAATTAAAATATTTAAGAATATTTTTAGTTCTTTTTCTTTGCCCAAGCTTTAAAATATCATATTCTTCTACATCGCCAATTAGTTTAAAAAAATTTTCTTTTTGTATATCCGATAATGAATCAAATAGTGGATTAGATTGGTTTTCTCCAATTGGACCAAATGATTCGCCCGGTGCAATTGTCGCGCCGCCAGCTTGTTTACTTCTTTTTCTATAAACTTTAGCTACGCCACCAGTTCTATCTTTACTGTACGGATATTTAGAGGTTATTTTAGCATCTTTATATGGATTTGGCAAGGACTTTTTTTTACTTAAATTTTTTGGAGATTTTAATTTTGCTAATTTTTTTTCTTGCATTTTTTTCTTTAGAGCTAATCTCTTTTTCTTGACTTTCTCTAAAAATTCAGAAATCTCCTCTGATAACTCCTCTGTGCCTTGTAGTTCTTTTTCAAAGATTTTATGTATCTTTGCATTCATACTTCTGGACTTTTCCTGTTGTAGTTGTGCCCATTCAAGATCTAGCTTGTTTCCTGGTTTTCTTTTCGCGTGTTTAGATCTTGAATCTGCTCTTATTTTCCAATAATTACTTAAAGTGGCTTCCCCTAATAAATTTTTAGTATTTCTGACTAACATCTCATTGAATGTTTCATCAGAAATTCCTATCTCCCTATCTGTTTTTTTAAACCTGTTAGATGTTATTAATCGATCAAAACCTTCTGATTTAGAAGGTTCTTCAAAGTTTTTATATATTTCTTCGTAATCTGATTTAGATACTCCCCTATCAAATTCTGGACCGTATCTTTCTAGGAAGTCTTTTGCTCTTAATTCCGCTGATCTTAAAATTTGTTTTTCATATCCCTTAAAAGGAAATACAACACCAATTATATTAAAATCGTCCCTGCCAGATATATAATCAATTGTAGTTTTTCTATTGCTTCTAGTCATATGTATTGCATCTACTACAATATTTTTTACATCAGAAGAAATAGCATTTTTTAATTCTGAATCATATATGGCATTTAATTCTTCACCAGCAGCATGAGCGTTTTCAAACGCTAATTCTTCTACTTCCTTTCCCTTACTCTTACTGAATCTTGTATATTTTGTTAATCTTCCAAGTTTCTTTTTTTCTGGATGCTCTTCACCAACTTCAAGATCTTGTGTTGGAACCTTAAAAATATCCTTGTTTGCTAGATTATATTTTGGAAATATAACATCCTCTATTATTTCATCTTTAGATATAATAATTCTATTGTCCTTAACATTGTTCTCTATCCAGCTAGATTTTCCTACAGCTGGCGGTCCTATTAAGACAAAGAAATTTCTTTTAGAAGAATTAGATTCTTCTTTTTCTTCTAATAGCCATTTCTTGAATTTAAATATATTCACTACTAACCTCCAACTTTAACTTTCATAATCAAGAAGCCGTCTTTAACCTCTGAACTAACAGTACTTGCTTTTCCGCTTGATACTCTGGATCCACCAACATCTCTACCTCTTACCGCATCAACAGCCATAGCTCTTGCGTCCATTTGAGCAGACTCTAATCCCATGCTGCCACCTCTTACAGGAACTTTTACGGTTACTACATTTCCATCTACCTTAAGGACTTCACCTCTTCCAGCTTTTTTGGCAGGGGCTGATGGTTTGACAGAGCCAGCATCAGATCCTAAATCTGCTCCTGATGTTGGTTTTACACCAACTGTTACAAATTTTCCTGGGCCGTATCTACTATCTAGTAGATCGTTCATAACATCTCTAACTTCGGAAGCGTTTGCACCTAAATCATCAACAACAATTGAACGAGTAGATCCATCTTTAACATTCTTGACGGTTACTTTTACTGGTTCTGCTTCTGCTGTATTGGCAGCACCGTAACCCATGCTCATAAGAGCGCCAGCAAACAATGCTGCGATGTTTTGTTTTAAACCTTCGAATAGTTCTTCTTGCTCCAACTCTTTTTTAATTTCTTCTGATACAATTTGATTGAGTTTTGATACTGTAATTTTCATTTTTTTCTCCTACTGTAAGGTTAATAAGTACTTTAGTTTGTTAACTTCTGCTAACATTTCATCTCTTATATTCATAAGATCACTATCGCAACTAGGATCTAGTATAGCACTGATTCCAATTAACATTTCACAACATGCGTTACAAAATTCTATTGGTTTTAATTCTTGTAAATTTTTTAACTCCAAACTACAAGATTCATCTAAAATAAATCTATCATGTTTTCCCATGCATATTTCAACATATTTGTCTATAAGGCCACTTAATGTATCATAAGTAGCACCAAAAGCTTGGTGACGAGCATAAGATTTTGTTTGCCAATGAAATATTCTTAACTGCTGTTCCATTTGTATAAGTGAAATAATTATCTTATCCATTAAAAATCCCCTGTTTCAGAACCATATTTATCTTTATCTGCCATATCTTGCAATTCTAGCTCTTCTGCATATTCAGGAATTTCTTTTGCTAGTGCTTGCTTGTATTCTTCTACTGACATATTTTCAAATTCTGCCTCGGAAGGTAAAAATCCATAAATTTGAGGGTATTCATCTGCAAATCTACTTTCAACATCATCATAAATATTTTCTTTCTCTCGCTGTTTTTTTTGAAAATCTGTAATTTCGGATATTTTTTGCTCTATAAGAGTTCTTATATACTTTTTAGTAATTTTTTGTTTATTCTCTTTCATGGAATCAGCTACCTTTTTTAAGCTTGGGACATTATCAACAGAAACCACTTCATCAAAACCTTCTGCGGCTTGATCAACTTTTTGAAAACTTTTAAACATTCTATCAAATGCAGCTTCTGGGATTGTTTTTGATTTACCTGCTGCTTTTGCTTCGGCTGCGCGTTTTGCTGCCACACTCTTAATTATATCTTCTGCGCCTTCAAAGTTAAACACCACAGCGACTTTGTGATAATCACTTTCAGACCCTTCAATTGCTTTTAAAGCTCCTTTTCTAGCTCCTGGAGTCATATTAGTCATATCGACAACAATAACTGGTTGTCCTTTTGCTTCCTGAACTCTGCCATTGAACCTTCCAAAGACTCTTCCGTTTGCCTCAATAACTTTGTCATAGGCGGTTGGATTAAAGGCTGCATGTGGAGGAGATTTAATCACTGTACCATATTTTTCACTAACATCTCCCTCTTTAGCATCTGGTGGAGGAAGCATAAACATATCATCATATGTCCATCCATAGTCAGCTGCAATTGCCTCTACAATATCATCTCTATTAATAATATATGGATCTTGATTTCCAAAAGTTTTTTGAATCCAAGTAGATTTTCCAACAGATGGTGGACCAACTAAAACGTAAATTTTCTTTTTATCCAATTCTTCATTTAGCGTAGAAAACTTCCTCCAGTTTTCCATAATAATTTTCATATTTTTCATATTATTATCCTATATTATATCTTATTACCACTTCCTACATGACCAATATCTAGCTTTTGTTCTTGGACCTGGATTAGCGCAGTTATGACGAGCACGAAATGATTTACGACGTTTTGGATTACTTTTTTTAATACGCATATTCTTATCGCCAAAGTTTACTTTTTTAACGTTTCCGGTTGAAGGGTCGCGTACAAATACTTTAAACTTTTTTACATCTCCCCTCATTGGTTTTCCTAGAGGAACAGTACGTCCTTGATACTTTGCTTCTTCAAGTTTATCTGGGCATCCGCATGTTAATTCTTCATATAGACATGCTTCGCAAACAAGAGTGCCGTCTTCTAAGGTAGAATCATTATTGCCTAGTTGTTCAACAATTAATGCTTCATGGATGCTTTCTTTTACGACTTTTCTTAAGTCTGATTGTGAAATTTTCATTCTTGTTCCTCTTTTTTAGTTTTCCAAGATACTCTTTTTGAGCTTTTTTTCTGACTAGCCCCTTTTCTGTTACAAGCACTTGGAGTAGGACGACAGGCCGGATATTTACTTCTTTTTTCACCGTCACTTCTGCCACAGGTTTTACAAGTTTTTCGACCAGTCTTAGGATTAGTCCTACAGGTATTACAATCTACCCATCCTTTACTTTTACCCTTGCCGCCCTTACGAGCAAACCATCCATGAAGACCTTGAGATTTTTCTTTATCAAAAGTGCCTTCATCCAGTTCTAACTCTAGAGTTTCATCTACCTCTTCATTTGCTTTTTTTTTACGTCCTACTTTACCTTTACGGCAACGAACAATAAATCCTGAAGCATATGCTGAAGGGAATACATCATATTTTTGTTTGGCTAAATGATAACATCTATCTTTTTTTTCATAAATAACACTTTCATCTAAGTTAGAGTCTTCTTCCATTCCAACGTATTCTAAACGATTATCACCAGCAGAGTCTATCTCTCCCGCTCCTCGTCGTAAATCATCATTTTGTTTATTTAACTCTAAAACTCTTTTACGTGAAATTTTTACTTTTATCATACGAATAAATAGTAACATTAAAACAAAACGGGAGGCATTTCTGCCTCCCGTCGATTAAAAAATATATCTTTTAATTTACAACTACATCAACATTTATTTTTTTTGTCACTGGCTCTTTATGATTCAAAATTACAGTCAGTAATCCATTTACAAGTTTAGCAGAAACAGATTCGCTATCAATATTATCAGGAACTAACCAGTTTTCTTCAAACTGTCTTGCATAAGCTGAATCAGTAGAAGGTTTTACCACAATTTTTAGCATTTTATCTACAACTTTAACAGATACATCGTCTTTTGACGCACCAATTGCTGGTATTTCAAGTCTATATCCATTATCATTTTTATGTTGTACATATTCCGGCGTTCTGTGTTGAGGTTTTCGATAATATGTGTGAGGTGTTGTAAATGCTTTTGTTACATCATCAAAAAGTACGTCTAAATTACCAATTGCCATATATATTTCTCCTTTGTTGTTGCGGAATCCCGCTCAACAAATAATCTAAAACACAATTTTTGTGTGTCAAGATCAATTTAATTCATACTTAAATCCATATTCTTGAAGCAGTAATTGTTTTTGTTCCTCTATGGATAAAGAAAATTTCTGTAGAAGGGTCAACTCAAATTTTGTAACTAGAACATCTTTTATGTTATTTTCATTACAGAATTTTATTTCTTCTTCTGGTGGGTCGTTTATCTTTTTATCTAATAGTTCCCTCAAAGAGGATAATATAACAACAGTTTCCATAAAATCAGGAATTGGTGTATTTTCCCAATTATCTATATTATGTTCTAGTATCAACTCTTTTAATTTATCGGCAACCATATAATAATATCTATCAGTGTCAGTCATCAGTTCTATATACTTATCAAATAGAATAGTATAATATTGTGGTTGCTCTTTTGCCATTATCTGTTTCCTATACCCCAAAAATTTTCGTTTGATTTAGAATCTGTAACGAGTTCAATAGCAATTATTTCTTTATTAAACTTGTTTATGGTTCTAAAACCATATAACTGCAAATTACCATATGGTTTTTTGGGATCTTTTTTCTGACCTTTCTTTTTAGTTTCGGTCTGATTTAAATAGTTTACACATCTTACAACGATTTGTTCATCTGTAAGACCATTATTTCTATGTTTTTCTAGGTCTGTATCCAAATAGGCCAAAACAACAAAAGAGTTCTTACCAAATCTATTTAATGTATATGTAGATTGTGCATATCTACCAGCTTTTTTAATTTCGTTATTGATATGTGAATATTCATTAATGGGTACAAGAGAACATTCTAACATTTCTTCAGTAGAGAGATCAAATGTAGGAGCTACATATGGTTTAGATTCAACTACAAAAACCTCTGGTGTTTTATTTTTATCTTTTGGAGGTCGCCCTAGTCTTTTACCGTTTTTACTAAGTTTAACAGTCATGTATTATCCCTCTCCATTTTCTTTATTTTCATCTTTATTTACGTTAGGAAGCACTAATCTTTCAGGCTCTAGCTCGCTAGCTTTATGTTTAGCATAAGCAGTTAAAATACTAAAACAATCAGAGCAAACCATATCTATATATGCTATTTCATCCCTAAAATTATTTAGGGTTTCTGCTGCTTTTATAATGTTTTGAGTCTGGATAAGGCTCAAAACATCTTCAAGTATTTTACAGGCTGATTTTTGCATCATATTTACTGATTGTAATTTTGCAGTAACTTCTTTTGGAAGATCATCTACTTTTACAGTTATTTGTATTTTTGCATTTTTCATATTTTCTCCATAAAAAATCGGACAGTTGTTTTTCAACTGTCCGATCATTATAACTCATTTATTTTACTCAGTCAAGCCATTATTTAGATATTAAATCTGTAAAAATTTTAACCATAACTGAAATAATTCCGCCTCCTAGTAACCACATAAATTTAGCATGAGTTTCTTGTGAATTTTTGATAAGAGCTAATTCTTTATGTAATTCTGGCGGGGTTGTCTGCTCTAATACAAGAACTTTTTTCTCTAATTCTTCTACCGTTTTATCCATTTTGCATAATGAGGTTTCGAGTCTGGAGACTCCGCTATTTAATTGATCTAATTTTGATATTAGTCTTTCCGTTCCTAATTTTATTTCTATAACCATCATCTCTAAGTCTTTTTTATTATCTTGTTCAGACATCTTATTTCCTCGTTAGATGATAGTAAATAGTTTTATACTTCAATAATAGCATGAGAAGTTGTTAATAAAGTTGAGGCAGCAGATACAGCATTTTGTAATGCACATCTTGTAACTTTTGTTGGATCTACAATACCTTCTTCAATTAAATCAACATAAGACCTACTAACAAAATCATAACCAACCAAAGGGAGATCGGAAATATATAATACCTGATGAACTATAACGTCTGGGCTTTCATCGCAGTTCTTAGAAAGTGTTTTTATTGGCTCGTAACAGGCTTTTTTAATTATTTCTACACCAAATTTTTGATCTTCATTATCCAGTTCTACTTCTTTTTCTAGTTCAAATGAACATCTCAATAGTGCCAATCCACCTCCAGGTAAAATACCCTCTTGTTGTGCGCTGCGTACAGCTTCTAAAGCATCTTCTATGCGATGCTTTCTTTCAGTCATATCTACTTCCGTAGAACCACCAACTCTTATAATTGCAATACCCGCAACTAAACGCGTAATTCTATCTTGAATAGATTCACACTCTTTTACATCACTACTTTGTTCAATTTCTGCTTTAAGAGAGTCTATCTTTTTTTGTACTTCCTCATAGTTTCCGCCGCCGCCGACTACCGTTGTCCAGTTTTTCAAAGATTCAATAGTCTTACAGCTTCCCATATGACTTCTTTTTACTTCTTTTAATGACATACCACTTTCTCTAGAAATAAATGTCGCACCTGTTGCCAACGCTAAATCTTTTAGCAGGTTTCTTCTTTCTTCACCGTATTTAGGCGCTTTGATGGCAGCGACTTTCATGCTGCCTCTTTTAAGGTTTAGAACCATAGCAGCTAAAGATTGTCCCTCTACATTTTCTGCAAAAATAATAAAAGGTTTATTCTCTCTTGCAGCAATTTCCAGTGCTGGCATTATATCGTCAAGGTTGTCAATTGAGTAATCAGTTACTAATAGTATAGCATTTTCATATCTCATTGCCCCTCGACGTGGATCAGTTACAAACTCTGCTGATACAAAGCCGGATGGAATTTGAAACCCCTCAACAACATCTAAAGTTGTATCTACAGATTTGCCTTCCTCAATTGAAATAGCGCCATCTTTTCCTACTTTATCAACAGCCATAGCAATAAGTTTACCAATCTGTTTATCACCATTGGCAGATATTGTTGCGATATGTTCTATGTCTTCTATACTAGATACTTCTTTTGACATGCGATGCAATCTAGATACAATCGCAGTTACTGCTTTATCCATCCCACGTTTAAGTTCTACTGGGCTTGCTCCGGCTGTAATGTATTTTTGAGCGTTTTGCATAACTGCTCTAGCTAGGACAGTAGCAGTTGTAGTTCCATCTCCAGCTTCTATAGCAGTAACCTCAGAAGCTTGTTTTAGCACTTGCGCTCCAACATTCTCAAAAGGATTTTCATATTCAATATTTTTAGCTACGGTAACTCCATCTTTTGTAATTATAGGGTTTCTACCCTTAAGATGTATTACTACGTTTCTTCCTTTAGGGCCGAGAGTTGAACTGACAGCATCTGCCAGTTTGTTGACTCCATCTAATATTGCTTTATTTAAAGAAGTTCCATTATCATATACTTTCAAAGTATTACCCTTTACCTTTCTATTTTGAAAAAACTTCTTCTACTGTAGCATCTACAGTAAAAGGTTCAATTGATTTCCAATCTTTAATTTTTGCCGCTAAAAACGGCTTTACTGTTTCATCTCTTAACATGGCTGTTATATGAGGCACTCCACTTTGTACGTACATATCCGTATCAACTTTCCAAGCGGCTATTCCAAGCTTTTCATCTACTCCAAAGGCAACTATCTTTAGTTTAGTTGGTACATTTAACTCTATAGGAGTTTTAGATTTATTTGCTGGGGAAGGTACTATAGTCATGTGATGATTTAATTGTTCATTCCCATGAGAACCTACAGAGGAGTCTTTCCATCCTTCTACCCTAAGTCCTAATTCATCTAGCTTAGAATTTAAATTTTCTACATCTTGTACAACAGCACCTGTATATAACGCTACTTTAGCATCTTCTTTTAAGAAATTTCTCCAACCTTCCATTAATTTATCTAAACTCATTCACTTTACCTCGTCTTTATCTTTAGATCATCTCTTTTATCACTTAACATGTTAGAATGAAACTTAACAGAATGTATTGTTAATGGTTCTAATCCAGGAATATCTATAATAATATTAGCTCCTTCACTTCTAATAATATCATTTTTATTCATCATTTTTAATTTATTAATATTAGGCTTCGCTTCCTCTTGAGAGATCAATTTAACACCTTCTGATGTCGATGTTAACTTCAAAAATTTATCATATTCTTTACGCTCGTCAGCAACTCCTAGATGGGCTTCGTTAACCATGTCAACTAGATCTTTTAAACGTAGGCGTTTTAAATTATGTATTAACACTTCTCTTATCTTGGCGTAGACTTCCTCCATCGCCTCCTTGTATAAGTCTGGATGATCCTCCTTCGCTTTTGTCATCCAAGCTGGACATTCAACGCCTTCTCCTTTTGGCACATATTTACGCTTACCAACTTTTTTAGCGAAGATTTGTCTTCCTACAACCCACCACGGTTCCCCAGATGGATTACGAACTAGATTGTCATCTTTTTCATCACCATATCCAAGATTTTTATTATATGTAAATCTTACACCACGACCTTCCTCTGTTACTAACTTAATAGACAAGCCTATTTTTTTTCCGTCTTCCGAATAAAGAACTAGATCCGCTTTTGAATTTTGACTTCCTACGGATTCTACCTTTTTTATTTTTCCAACTGATTTTATTATCTTTTTTTTACCTACTAGAGCAACTTTAAAAACTTCTAAGAATTCATTTTTTAATTTACTTATAACATCATCTTTTGATGAATTAGGAGATAAATCAATGCGATTTTTTAACTGGTCGTCTATTTGACCAGATAATAAAAAACGGATGATCTGCTCAAGAGCAAGACCATCCCTTATACCTAATTCTGTTTTATAGACAATATACGCCTTTCCACTACCATCTTTATATTCAACAGTAGTAACATCGGCAGAAGAATAAAACTTTGGGATATGGTCGTCAGACAAACTCAAATCAGAGTTTTTGATGGCAGTCTTGATTTTTTTCACCCCTTTGGTAAGACTGTCCTTATCTTCAAACCTAACGACCACTCCCAAATCCGTTTTATTTGATGCTGTAACGGAGACTATTCCGGCATCTTTTACGGAACCTATCTTTTGATAAAGATAGTTTATAAGCTTCTCTTGATTATATAATTCTTCATCAAGAGAAGCCCTTATTTCACTTAATAGATATCTACTGATCTTATTCATTATTTTATTTTTTTACTTGCTGTTGAACAAGCGCAGTTTTAACATCAATATTTTTTGCAGCTTGTTGGGCTGCTGTTGCGTTAGCATCTTCAACCATACCATTTGCAAAATATGCATTAATATTAGTAGTTAGCACATTTAAACTTTCAAAAATTTCATATACTTCTGTATTAATAGCATCTTTTAGCTTATTCAATAAGCCTTCTATTGACGTTCTACCGACAGTAAGGGTAGCAACTTTTTGCTCTTGTCCTGCTGCAGCAATAAGATCAAACACTTCTAGTTTAGTAAAACCAAACTGCATGATATCTAAATATCCATAAGTATTCTTTAAAGCTTTCTTTTTTAATTCTTGATTTGCGTCTACAGAATTTAAATATGCTACAGATTCTTCTGTTGAAGCAAAAAGAATACCAGGCATTAGCTCTTCACTAGCTGGTGCTTTTGATTTTGTTGTCTTTTTTTCAGTTAGAAGATTGGATGCTGTAAATAAATTTCTCTTTCTAGCTTCTTCTAAAGCTTGAGGAGTAGCTTCGCCTTTTACTATAGCAAAATCTTTTGCTTTTTCATACAAGTCAATAAAGAAATTTGCATAAGAAGGCCATGCTCTTTTTTCACCAGTTATATCACTTTTAAACACTTTTCTAGCGGACGATGCCATGTCTGGATTATCTAATAGACCTTGTTCGGCAAAACCAGTAAATAAATTATTTACAAATGTCTTTCCTGGGCTACTCTTTCCAAGGACACCTAGCTTATCTTCTTTGCCGCCTTCAAAAAATTTAGGTTCTGACATCTCGCTTTGTTTTAGGATTTTATACCACTGTTCAAAATTTTCATCTTTTGCATACTCTGATTTTCGAACTTGTGCATCGAACCAATCTTCTATTTCTTCTTGAGATTTATAAGTCTTCTTAAGGTGTGAATAGTCAGTTCCATTTTTTATAAATGACACTGGTAGTCTTATACACAATCTGGAGCTTTTACCTCCTAGAGACATAACATTTTCTATGTTTTTTAAATCTATATCAAATTGGTGTACATCTATAGTACCTGTCATTTTTAATGCTTCACCGCTTAGACTCTTCACAGCTACAACATATCTAATAAAAGGCTTAGATGGATTTTTTGGACTAATCATATCATTAACTAAATCCGAAAAACTTCCGCCTACGTGTACTTTTTTATCCGAATATAGTTTTAAGCTTATTCCTATTCCATCGCTTGTTTTTAAGTCTGCAATCGTACCACTGTTTGTAGGAACCTGCTCACCGCCCAATAAAACACCTAAAAATGATTCAAAAGCGAAACCGGCTGCAGCAGCATTAAAGTTTGTTATAATAGTGGTTAATGTTTTAATAAACACTAGATAAGACATAATTTGTTGAATTCTAGTAGTTCTGGAAGATTTATCTAGGATTCCTTTTTCCATCAGGGCATCTAGATCAGCATTATAAAACTCACTTATATTTTTAAACTTTTCTGCAAGATCTGCGCCTTTGATATTGTTTAAGTACTGTTCTAGCTGTTTTCTCTGCTCAGAAGAAACTTTAATGGTTGAACCAGCCTCTGATTCAACAAGCGATGACCAACCAAGTTCAGAAACTGAGATTTCCGGGATCGAACTAAATTTAATTCCAAAATTTTTTGGAATAGGCGCAACTGCTTCTTCGTTTAATAGTTTATTAAACTCTTCTCTAACTAAATATTCAAGAAGTCCTGTAGTAATGACATTTTCCTTTTTAGCAAAAAAGGATTCAACAATTTGATTCATATCTTTTTTCATTTTTAGATTACCTCATCAGCTATTCCGTATTTCACCGCCTCTTCTGCTGATAAATAGATGTTAACATGCTTTTCAAGCAATTTTTTCATTGTAGTTTGTGTTAATTTAGTTTCTGCAATTAGGGCATTGATATAGCGATCCTGTGTCCATCTAATTTCATTCATCTCATTTTCCAGACTATGAATTGGTCCTTCACTCCCTCCCAAAACAGAATGTAGCATCACTCTACAATTTTTACCGATTTTTCTCTTACCTTTGCTGCCTGCTGCTAATAAAAGAACACCAGCACTCATCACCTTTCCTACTCCGATTGTAGAAATATCAATATCCTTTTTGACTTGACGCATGATATCATAAATTGCAAACATATCACTAGCTGATCCACCGTGTGTGCTAATGTATAATTCAATTGGATCTGGTTTCTCTTTTTTAGATTTTTTATCCTGTTCTTCGATTTTTGCTTTATTTCTATTTTCATTCCAAATTGTTAAAAGAGCGTATACGATTTCACTACCCTTTTCTTCGTTTATATCACCAAATAATCCAATACTCTTGATACCTCCCTGAGCATCATCTAGTCCTGGTAACATTATTAAATTCTGTACAGTCTTTTCTGTTGAGACATCTTCTGATGTCTCTTCGGATTCTACTTCCTTCTTCTTGTTATTTCTGCGGCTTGTAAGACTCATTATTTTCCTCTTTTCTTTTTATTCTTACAGGTTAATTGTACCTTTTCTTCTTTATCCCGTTTAACTTTTATTTCAAAAAGTTTTATTGGACAAGTTTTGGCCCACTTTAACCATTCTTTTTGATCTTCAAACTCCTTGTTATATACGAGGAATTGATCACCGTTTTTCATATTCCATCCGGTAGCAGACTGTTTCCATTCCTTAAATAATTTCTTTAATTCACTCTTATCGGACTGCTTAACTTCATTAACTTGCAAGCTATAAACATTGGCATAACTTTTCCAAGCACATGCATACATTTTCATTCTTTACCTCTTTTTATGGAACCAACTTTGATTATCCCATTATCCCAATATAAATTAATTTGCCCAGTCATATGTCTTTCAACTTGACTGAGATATTGTAAGATTTCATTTGTATCTTTTGTATTACTAAAGATCCATTTTACAACAGACGCAGCAACAAATAATTTTTCTAGATAATAAACATTATCCTCAGAAGAGCAGTATTTGATTTTTAATCCTTTTATTATATCTTCTGGAGGTTTTATTTTCATGTCGATATTTTCCGTCATAATTTCTTATAATTCCTTTCTAGGAATTTTACTGCTTCATCCCAATTTTTATATGCTGGTTTATACGGTAGCATGTCAGTAATTCTTTTAACGTATTGTTCCCCCAACTCTTGATATTTCTGTTCAATTTTTATTTTTACAAGTTTAAATTCTTCTTGATACTTCAGATCTCTATATGCCGCATCTTCATAAGATAGTTCTAGAATTTTTATAGCTTGAGATCTCCATTGAATAAAAAGAGAGCTTAATAGTAAAAATCTCATTTCTAACTCTTGCATATATTTTACATATGTACCTATCATAAATAGATATGAAAATAGAGATCTAATAAAAAAACCTATAAAAAATCCTAAACACCAGATAATAAATTGATTAGTCATTCCTAACTCCTGACATAATTATACCACACTTAATAAAGAAAAAACCCACCTAAAATAGGTGGGTTTTTTTATCAATCTTTACTTAGAACCTTTTTTAATCTTCTAAAACATCTTTTAGAACATTCTGTACCATACCTTCTGGCAGATTTTCCATAAACGCTTCTAATGCTTCTCTTGGAATTTGAGATTCCTCTAAAACTTCTAGAAAATCTATAATCGCATCTTTAGAAACGAACTCTGCATCAGCATCTTCTGCATATCCATAGGCATAGCTTTCTACCAAAGTCTCTGTGTGATCTTTTTCTTTTTCAACACGTTGGACTTCTTCTGCAATAATTTGCTTTAATTCGCCTCTTGTAATTTGCATAGTGATTCCTTATTTGTGTTTGTTGCTACCTTTTCCAGTCAAACCGCTGGTTTTCTTGTGAGTTGTTGTATGCCCACCAGAAGATTTTAGAGGTGTCATTTCATGACCACCTTCACCTTTTTTAGACCACTTCATATTCTTGTGTTTAGAATATAGTTTATCTTTATTCTTTCCCTTTGAAGCCAAACCAGAACCTGAAGATTTTCCATGTGTTACTTTGTGGCTTTTTTCTTCTTCTAGTTTCTTTTTCTTAGCTTCGGCTTCTTTTTTCTTTGCCTGCATTTTCTTCTTAACGTCTTTAGCTTTTTTATCTTCTGGTTTTTTCTTGGCTTCTGCTAATAATCTAGCAGTTACTCTGCGTAATACATTTTCTACTAACTCAGATTTATTCATGAATCGAGATTCTTTTAGTTCTTCTTCATCCATCTCTTCTTCTTCATTCATTTCATCTTCTTCTTGATACATATCTTCTTCATTCATTTCATCTTCTTCGTCGCCTTCGCCATCTTCCTCATCGCCCATATCCATTTCGTCGTCGCCCATGTCTACATCGCCCATGTCGTCGTCATCCATGTCTACGTCAAACTCTCCACCTTCTTCGTCGTCTTCGACTGTTCCTTCAACGCCTAAAGCGTCTAGAACAGCTTGAACAACTCTTTTTGCGACCTCTGGAGATACGGCACCAGATTCTTCATCAGAAAAATCTGCTCCTTCATCATCTCCAAAATCCATATCCTCACCGTCTTCAGAATCTTCTTCATCTCCGCCTAAATCTAATTCTTCGGCTTCTTCTTGTGTATCCATATCTGGACGGCCATATTTTTTAGCCACTTCGCTTTCTTTCATTTCTTCTTCTTCGTTATATCCCGGTCCTGATTCACTTAAGAATCTGTCGGTTAGTGGCTCAAGATTTGCAAGTCTCATAAACTTGCGAATTGTTGATTCTTCTAGCAATTGTTTTTTACTCATATAAGGTATCTCCTAAAAAGATTGATGTTCTTAACAAATAAATAGTGTGTAAATCCTAGAAAGGATTTTATTTATACTATAAATAGTAAGAATCCTTCAAAGAGGCTTTTATTTTTTCTTTAGCTGTGTCTTCTATTTGTTTTACCCTAACAAAAGATAAGCCTATACGCTCCGATACCTCTCTCAGTGTCAACTCACCATATTTATCCGCCGCAATAACAGCGCAATTTAGATCATCTTCATAATTCATCCAATTTCTGCAATCTTTATTCGGGCATGATTCATCTAATTTAATGCAGGCTTCTGTACATGTTTTAAATTTATATTCACTCATAGGTCTGGATTCTCCATCGCTATAATATCAAAAATATCTTTAATCTCCTCTTCATTTAATCCAAAATTTTCTTCATTTTGTCTTAATTGCTTAAGATCTTTTTTTATATTTTTTTTACTTCTAGCACTTTTTTCTTTTTCAATTTTTTTATATATGAAAGACATAAACTCTTCATCTTTATTTTCATAAGCTTCCATACACATTCTAAAAAATTTAGCTTGCGCTAAATCATCATATCTTAACTGTATTCTAAATCTAGCATGAAAATTTTCATCAGCAAAAAATACTACCTTTTTCTCTCCGGGTTTATGCTTTCGAGAGAATGTGTGTCCAGCTTTCATGTTGTCCTGCCGTTGTTTGCTGGACGTATTTTGCGAGTCTTTTAAATTCATCAATGCTTCTTGCTCCAGTATATGAGAACCCACTTTTAATTCCTCCTACGATATCCATAAATAGTGGCTCAAGTTCTCCTTTGTATGGAATAGTTGTAGAAATTCCTTCTGGTGCGGATGATTTACCTCTCCAATCATTCTGAGCTTCACGACTAGCCATACCACGATAAACTTTACGCATACCGTTTGCGGTTGAAAGCAATTCTCCTGGCGCTTCTTTAGTTCCGGCTAGCATCGATCCAAGCATTACAAAATCAGCACCAACGGCTAAAGCTTTTACAATGTCTCCGCTATTTTTAATTCCCCCGTCAGCAATAATCGCAGGAGCTTTTTGTCCACATGCATAAAAGTAACTTTTCTTACTCCTAGCGCAATCCTGCAAAGCTGTAACACTTGGAACCCCATGACCAGTGTTTAACCTAGTGCTACAAATAGATCCGTTTCCAATACCAACTTTAACTGAATCAGCTCCCCAACCAGCCAAATCTTCATATGCATCTGATGTTGCAACATTACCAGCCATAACGTGTTTAATATTTGAATTTTGTTTCAATTTATCAATTGCATTTTTCATATGCATATGATGACCATGAGCAATATCAATACAAATAAAATCAGCACCAGCGGCGGTTAGCGCAAATGCTCTTTCATCAAAATCCCCAGTTGCACCTACTGCGGCACCAACAAATTTTGTTCCATTACGTTTTGCTTCTCTAACCAGTGTAACTTGTTCTGGTATTGTGTTATACCTGTGTATAATAGCACAACCACCAAGTCTACTAATTGACTCTGCCATATCTAAACCAGATACAGTATCCATCGGAGCAGAAAAAATGGGAACTTCCAACTCAATTTCATCAGAAAGTTTATTGGCTATTGATACTTCTGACCTTGATTGAATATCAGAATAATTCGGAATTAATAAAATATCATCATATGTTAGTGCTAGATTGTTTTTGCTGCAACTCATGTTTCCTCTTTTCATAACACTCGGGACAATATAAGTCCACTCGTTTTTGTTCGTTATATACCTCTACGAACCATGTCATCACCATTTCTTTGTTAAGTTTATCATAACTTTTTTTACAAGTCAAGCACTCTGTGGGTATATTTAACATTAAATTTATTTTTTCTACATTTTCTTTGCCCATTTGCTTTTCTAGACTTCTTTTTTGTTTTCTATTCATATGTTCCTCAAAAAAGCACATAAAAAACCCGTGGTGTTTTGGCACCACGGGTTAATTTTATCGGGTTCCTGTGCTACCAAAACCTCCCGAGCCACGCTTATCACCACTTACATCAAATTCCTCGACTTCCACCAATTGTGAGTTGTAAACTCGTTGAACTGTAAATTGAGCAATCTTATCATGATGCCCAATCCTAATTTCATCTTTTGTTCCATTATGGACAACAATACCCCAAGGGCCAGTATAATATGAATCAACTAGTCCAAGAATAACGAACTTGCCTTTACTGTTCATACCGCTACGACCACGGATATCACAAGCCCAGCCTTCAGGTGGCATAATAGCAATATTAGTTGGAACAATAGTCGTTGCTCCTGAGATGATTAACATGCCTCCTGGGCAATCGGCATATAAATCCCATGCTGCATCTTCGTGATGTGCTTTTTGCGGGCCTTTAGCTGTTTGTGTTAATTTCTTCCACTGTAGACGAACTGATTGATCCATTAGAACATCTACTCCATCAATTTTAATGCTTCCCATTTTAATCCTTTCGGCTCAATAGCCAAGATGAACTTTGAATTTTTGCACCTAAACCATCAATAATTGCAATACCTAATTCTCTACAAATTTTTGATTCGGGTATTTCATAGGTGTATCTATCTCCGCCTTTGGCAAAAATATCAGGTCTAACAAGCCATAGCGTTTTACACACCGTAGGATCTACATCTGCTGATAGAATTGCCATGTCAACACAACTTAAAGATCTAACAATTTGTAATCTCTCTTGCTCATCCATAAACTCTTTAGAGCCTTTAAGTTTTACTTGAAAGTCATTATTGACGATAACAATAAGCTTATCACCGAGAGTTTTAGCTCTCTCAAGATACTCTACATGTCCTTTATGTAGAGGATTGAAGTAACCACTTGCTGCTACGATTTTCATGTTTCTATCCTTTTATAGAAAAAGTATACTACTTTCTCCCTATTTGAATTTAGTTTTAAAGATTCTTGTATTTGAGTTTTTATACCCTCATTGGAGCAGTACAGATTTTTTTCTGAGACTCCTTCAATATAAAAATCAAATTTTTCTTCTGGATATGGTTCTCCGACCACATATACATTAGATTCAATCTGTAAAAATTCCCATATTTCTTCGTTTTCTAACGACATTCATTTTGCCTCCAATTATCCTAATAGTTTAAAATTATGCTTAATGCTTCTAGTGCTAAATCCCCAATCATCATGTTGAAGTTTTCCGAGGTATGGTCTATTTAACCAGACCTTATCTTTTTTAGGATCAACACCCCAGCATTTAATACTGGTCAGCTGATTTGTATTATCCGTAACTTCAAGTATCCAATAGATTTTACCGTTTTTGGTTTTCTTTTCGGTATATTTACGTGGAATAAACCATACAACCTGGTTTAAGTCTTCATTTTCCTCAAACATGCTGATGGGTGGAATATACTTCTCCTCCAGTCGTTTTAAAGTGGGTGCATCCATAACAAGACTTATCGGATAAATACCGGATAATGATACCAAGTTTTCAATTTTTTCTTCAACAGAAAAATCTCCTTCTGGTTTATATTTTTGGATATTTTCATCCAATTTTTTCTTAGTTTTTGGTCTGTCCACTACAACTGCTGACCAGAAATGTTTTAATCCACTAAAACGATTATCCACTAATGAATTCATTGCTTCGGTTCTAACTAGAGCATCAAGAGCTTTTTTATTTACCTTACTATAGATAATTTCATCGTGAAATAATATTTCTTCAACTGTCTTAAATGGACGATATTTCATAATCTGATCAATGGCTACTTCACCGAGACCTTTAACCGAAGTCAAGGGCTGGATAAGAGTTTTGCCATCATCGCCAACTTCCCATTTAACTCCAGACGAGTTAATATCTAATCGACGAATATTATATCCATAGCCTTTAGCTGTAGCAATAGCCTGCTCTTTTCTATCTTCCGGTTCTTTATCTAGGAATGCAGCGAGCCATTCCGCTGGGTGATAATGAAAAAGATAGGCACACTGGTAAGATAGAATGGAATAACAAACAGCGTGAGACAAATTGAACCCGTAACCAGAGAAAAATTCCATAGTTTTCCATAGATTTTCTGCATCGACTTTTCTAATGTTTTTTTCCATGCAGCCGTCCACAAATTTTCCATATAGTTTCTCCTTTACTTGGGCTTCCTTACCAGTACCTTTTTTAGTTAATACCTTACGAAGTTCATTACCTTCATCAAGCGAAATATCTTTTCCAAGTTTATGAGCAAGCAGGCTCAATTGTTCTTGGAACACGATAAATCCATATGTCTCTTCTGTTACTTCTTTTACTACATCATGCATATAGAAAATATCGCTTGGATTATTTTTTGCTTCGATGTATTTTGTATGTACGTTTGCAGAAAGTGGACCGGGACGATAGATAGAAGTAATGGCGGCAATATCTACAATGCTTTTTGGTTTTGCCTGCATACAAAACTTTTGAGCACCCATGTTAGTAAACTGAAATGTACCACAGAAGTTTCCCTCTCCAAATACATAATCATAGACTTTTTGATCATTTAGATCAATCTTGTCTGGATGTAGATTATCACGATAATACTTCTTCACATCTTCAAACGTTGGATTTTTAATCCCATGTTTACGCTTTAAGATGTGCTCAATACAAGTTTCGATCATCCTTAGCGATGCTAGACCAAGAATATCAAATTTAATGAATCCAAGAGGTTCCAAATGACGTACAGTTTGGCCCTCAGTCCAAGGAGTTTGTGTTACTCCACCACTATTAATCAACGGCATTTTTTCGTTGATATTTTCTGCAAATAGTACACCACCAGCATGACGGGAAATACTGCGAATCTGACCCTGTAGGTTCTCTACATGCGTAGCTACATCTGGATATCTCTCCAAATATCCACGGAGCGACGGAGAGTGCTCTTTCAGTTCTTCCCAAGTCGGAATATAAACACCAGCGGTAATTCCGTGAATACGTTTACATACAGGAATTGCCTCTGCTTGCATCTTGCTGGTTACTTCATTTACCTCTTGAAATGGAATATCGTAAAGCTTAGAGATATCCTTAATCAGTGAACGAATTTGTAGGGTGTTGTAGTTGGAGATTGGAACTACAGTATTTTCACCATACTTTGCAATCATCAATTCTTTGATTGCCATTGGATCACTTACGTCGAAGTCAATATCAGGATAATCCTTTGCGTTCTTACGAATAAAACGTGAGAACTGAAGTTTATACTTGATTGGATCGACTTCTGTAATATCAAGAAGGTACGATACTAGAGAGCCAGCACCAGATCCACGACCACCACCACAAAGTTGTACATCTTTAGCGTCATTAGCAATATTTTTCATTGTTAGGAAGTAACGAGAAAAACCACGATCCTTGATCGTGTGAAGTTCTTCCTTTAGACGATCAACATATACATTATCTTTGTGTAGTCCAGCTGCTTTTAGCTTTTCAATTGCAATTTTAGCTAGAGCAGAGTCGGCACTTTCGCCTTCTGGAATTACGAATGATGGCAATTTTACTTCTGTATCTGGTACATAATTCTCGATACGATTTTTTACAATATCGCTAGTTCTCTCGATACTTTCAGCGATAAGATCATCATCGTATTTAAATCCTAGTTTCTTAGAAGTCTCTTTATAAAATTGAAATAGTTGATCACCGTTTTTTGGATATAGTTGATAAGCCATTTCTTCTAGAGAAACAGGGAGGTTGCCCATAGATAGCTCTTCTTTGTTTTTTCCAAGCCATCCAAGCATTTTGTAAATTTCACGATCCTTCCAAAGGTCTGGTGAAGGATAGTGGGCATCACAAGTTGTTACAAGCTTAAACCCATATTGTTGGGAAAGCTTGATAATATATTGATTTAGGATATGCTGTTCTGGTGCCATAGCCCATTGAAGTTCGCCATAAAAACGATCTCCAAAGATGTTCATCATCTGTTGAACAGTTTTTTCCATAGCACTATAAACAGCGGTCTCACCAGCATCTCGGTTACGCCAATAATCATTAGCAAGAACCCCACCCAAACAGGCAGAGGAAGCGATGATTCCTTCGCCATGTTGACGAAGCATATCGTAGTCAATACGGGGGAAACGGTAAAAGTTGTCACCACTATAACTGGTAGAAACCAGCTTAAAAAGATTGTTAAGACCTGTTTGGTTTTGGGCAACAAGAACAAGGTGGCTTCTTTGATTGAGGGCGCTTTTAATTCCTTTTTTTGTTTCAGATTCATCTTCGACAACCAAACCAATTTCATCATCAACCTGTTTTGCAAGTTTTGCATCATCTTCATATCTTTCCTTTTCTTTTTTCCAGTCTGGAATTGAAGGATGGACATAGGCTTCAATTCCATACATAACCTTAAAATCAGTTTTACCTTCGTCCTTCATTTTCTTTGACTTCATAAAGGCATAAGAAAAAGAGTTCATATTACCATGATTAGTAAATGCAATACCATCCAAACCATTACCGTAAGCATAATCAATATGCTCGTCGGGAAAGCCTAGACCATCGAAAATACTAAATGTATCGTGATTGTGTAGATTTGCGAACTTTAGGTTTGAATTTTTACGATCAGACATTTATTCTCCAATAAGAAAGCCACCGATAGGTTCAACTATCAGTGGCTATTGTAGCACTGTAAATTCTCAGAGTCAAGAAGTTTTTACTCTTCCATATTATTTTTGCCCACGACTGCTGCCTCAATATTGCTGTTTTTTAGTAATGCTACTTCATCTTCTGTTTGACTAGATACTATCGTATTATATAAATACCTTTTATTTTTTGGCTTCCAAAACGCAATAAATTTATAAAGGTTTGAAAAAAAGATTGCCCAATTTATCCTATACATTCTTCTGTATTCTCTTTTTACTACAACAACTTCTTCTTTATTGAAGAGATCTTTCAATGTTGGTCCGATAAAATTCATAATTTTCTCCTATTCCCAAAGACCGTATCTTCGAACATCCACTTGACCATCCATATGTTGCTGGACATATTCTTTTCGAGCTTCTGAAGCACCTTCTAGTGTTTTATGGATTGATAAAATTTTTATCAGACCTGTTAACTCATCTGGTTGTCTTGCAACAATATAAACTGTCTCTGGCGCTGTACTATTTCTAAATTTCCAATCATAATATAACTTTTTAAAAAATTTAATCATTTATTTCTTCCTCCTTATACTCTCCTACTTTAAATCTAAGAGTAGACCACCAACAATTATCATTTCTCATATCAGCATTTTTTTGCGCGTCATCTCTGTTTTCAAATAAAATAGGTTTTAAACTGCCGTCTGTTTCTATCCAGCTACCGGCATCACAATATCTGATAATAACGTATTTCATCTATTTTCCTTTGATTTTTGATAGCATGAGTTTGAGCAATATTGCTTTTGTTCTCCTACACCTTCACCACAGGCAATAAATGTACCAGGAATTATTTCTTTACATTGGTATTGTGAATCTACTTCAAACAACTCTAAATATTCATATGTAAGTTTAGCATTAAAAAGATAACTTGGGTAAAGATCACTATAACTGAAATCTGTTCCGCATGTTTCGTTTATTCTTTCTTTAAATTTTCCAAAAGAAATTTCTCCCCCATCTAAATACTCTTTAAGGGGTCCATTTATAAAATCCAGTATTAGTTTTTTTTTATCCATTTTGTTTCCATTTTTTGTATTCTTCATAAGCAAAAAATAAACCTGATAGTTTTTCATCACAAATATAGCACCCATAGCCATCTTTTTTAAGATCATCAAGCTCTTCAAAAAGAACCATAAGTAATTCATTCTCTCTATGCATTTTTACAACTTTTTGAAAAATCTCTTCTTCCTCTTTTGTCATATCTTATCTCTTTTTTCTCCGATAAAAAGATCTTTATTTCTGACTAATTGTAAATTTTTACCTATAAAATTAGAATATCTTTCCCAAGAAGAAATATCATAAAACCATGGTGATTCTACCACAGAAGAATTTTCTAAGTCAAGATTTTTAAATATATATTCTACACCAAGAGCTAAAGTTTTCTTCCTATGAGAAAGAGGTATATGCTCAGAATCTCCTGACCATGTATCTATTGCATATCTTTTTACTAGATCTCTAGCTTTTTTAAAATCATTAGCATCAAATGTAAAATTTATATAAATACCGTCTTTTACTGTTTTACCTAGATTTGAAAATATAACCTGTTTTGGGCTTAATAACAATTTTCTATTATTTTTTATTGTGTCGTCATCGATTACTCCATAAGGAAATGAGCAAAAAAATTTTTCTGGAGTGACCCACTTACTTATCATTTTACATAAGCAGTAAGCTCTATTAGCGCCGTATAGTACACTCCAACCTATTGAGTCTCTTCTATCTCTATCTTTTGGATGAACTGGTATGTAGTATATGTTAACTCTGCTCGACAGTTTTGCATCATCTCTCTCAGATATATTTACACTTATCGGTCTTACGACCGTATCTCCTATTCTTTTTCTAAGAAGAGGGATAGTACCCATGTGGCACACAATCCAAACTGTAGAACACCCCGCTAATACACATTCCCAAATAGATTTTTCAACAGCTAAATAATCTTGTGCTATTGGCATCATTGCATCAGGCCATGGCATATTAAAATCCAGAGGTTGTCCAGCAACTGGTACTATACCCGCTAAATGATATACTGTATTGTCTGATTTTATTAGGCTTTCCATAATCTGCTTTCTATAAAGTTTAGATATCTATCTTCTACTTTTGGACCACCTAAGATTTTTTCATGGGAATCCGTTAAAATAGAAATATTGTCTGGAAATTCATAAATATTCTTGCCTAAAGGATATATTTCTCTCCTAATGTGTTGTAAGGTTTGCATATTCTGATATATCCGATATAACCTTAGTCGCATGTAAGACTCTGAGAAGTCTATTTTTTCTAATTCTTCATCCGACAATAGCGAATTTATTATTAAATTCTTAAACTGTTTAGTTCCAGAAACATAAGTACCTGGGTAATATATTGTTCTTGGACAGTCATTGCTTGTGTCTCCCATAAATTTTAATACGTATGTATCTGCTATTCCAAAATAATCAATTACACAATTACTATAAGATGTTTTATCTTTTACCGGTGGAAGTCCTTCCACTTTATAATCATCACTTATTATTAATTTATTATATTTAATCTTAATTAGACAATTAGTATTTGTTGTTACTCTTAGCATATTTTCTTCGTCTAATCTTATAGATTGAACTTTGTCTGATAAAGGACAATATCTATTTATTGATAGCATATAAAACATATGTTCGTATATTTTTAATTTTTCTTCATAATCAAAATCAAATCCATATTTATATGGTTTTAATCTACGAATATATATAAACGGAACTTTTTGGGCATAAGAAAAAGAAAGCGCACTCAGATCTGCGCCTATAACAATTGTGTCATAGTGTAAATCTAGAGTGCGCTCCATTTTTATCCTCTATCGTAGTGTTTAAGGAATGCAATAAAGTATAATGAAAATCTATGTATGGGTCCGTCATACCAGTCTTCAGTATATCCCCAATCACGGCAAGTTGGATGATTCCAACCTACATAATATGCCATATCCTTATATACAAATCCAAAATATTTAGATTCCCAACTACCTATAAATTTCATTATCCCCTCAAAATTAATTCTGCATCAAGAAGTATTACTAAACTAGTATCTGAAAAATGACAAACACATCCGTCACTAATACAAACAGAATTAAATTTTAAATCCTCTTCTGGATGTAGAACTTCTTCAATTTTAATATAACAATTCATATTCCATTCAAAAACTTGTCCTAATGTGACTTCTTTAAAGTTTAATTTATGTATTGATGATTTTCTTGTTATTTTCATATTTACTCCGAAGTAGTCTCCCTAAAACGATCTAATTCTTTCATATCTTCTTGAACCCACTGCATATAACAATTACAACGGTATATGTTTTTTTCCCATGATAAACAATTATAATGATGAGTTAGAAGCATTGGATCTTTTGTCATGCGTTTATTCATATTCGTCGCAACTGCATTTGAGACACCCAACCATCGGTGCATGATAAACAATACTGTGACCACAATAACTACAATCCCCAATAGCATTTTTTACCTTAGTTTCTTTAGATTTATTTTTCTTCATGAGATGGATTCCTTACTTCATAATACGCTTTAATTGTTTCTGGATAAAGCTGCTCAAGGATTTTGAGCATCGCATCGGCAACTTTCTGAATTTCCCATTGTGCGCCATCGTGGCTCCTTAAATCAATAAACTTTAGGATATTATTCAAGTTTGCACTTGCATAATACTCTGTATACATATTTTGTGGCAATACACCACGGGCTTGTTCACGGCAAACTCCAGCTTCCATTAACTGGTTATATGTTCTAACGGCATCGTCGTGTAAGTCTCTGACAATATCTGATGCTCGTCTTCCTTGAATCCATTGATCTGGTTCTTCGATCCATGGATTAATTTGCTCGTCGTTATTACTTGCTTGTCTGTTATTAGAATGCTGAGTTCTAAACTCTGTAGGGGCGTAAAACTCAAGATTTTCCGGCGTATAACGCCTACTGATTTCATTGTAACTCCATGTTCGGTGTCTGTGATGTTGTGATCTAATAAATAATGGTACTTTTACACGGAAAGTAACAAAACAGTGCTCAAGAGTTGAAGTATGCCTATGCTTAATAAGATATCTAATGAGCTTACGGTCTTTATCTTCCAGTTCGGCTTTGTGAACTCCAAAACTAACCCTAGCAGAGTTAACAATTGTAAGATCACTTCCGACATGATCAACAAGTTCCACTTTTCCAATTCCGTCATGATATAAATTAATACTCAATTGATTCTTTGTAGTCTGGTCCATTTTTAAAAACTCCATATACTGCTGATTCTGGAATGATTGAATACTTTTTCCCTTCATGGTCAAAAGTTTGCATCATATGTGCTTCAAATAACACATAGCTTCCAACATCATGTTGAAATTGACCAGATTGTGCATCTATAACTTTTGCAACTTTTAGTCTAGAAGCTGCTTTTACATAATCATCTGGTAGAAAAACACCGTTTTGTTGCTGTTGTTTTTCATCTTCTACTTCAATTACTAGATTTCTATTTCTAGAATAGAAATTCATGCTATACCTTCTTTCCTGTAACCTTTTTGTACATAGAATCTAATTCGGTCATATCGGTTTCATCTTTCATTAAACGATATGCCTTTAGTGCCATCTTAATATCATCTTTTGATAGCCAATTATTGCTAACGTAACTTTTCTTAAGATCTGTTTTTTGATCTTTGAATGGCTGAATAGCTTGTTCAATTGCTACAAGCGACTTTACAAAATCTCTTACTCGATCCTCTTTAGTTTTTTCATCTTTCGTACCGTTTAATGACATTACTGAACCCATTTTATCTCCATTCTTGTACCAAGTACAACGAACATACTATAACACACAAAAATATTGTGTGCAAATAAAAAAATATACGCCGTTTTTTAAGCGGCGTATAAAAAATTATAAATTTTATTTATTTAACAAAAGCCCTTATATTATTCATCAAACTAAAAAATGCTGTTTTATACTGGGAAGGGTCGCCTGTTACATGTTTCTTTTTTAGTAATGCAGTTACAATATCTTTTAGATGTTGAGCATCAACCTCACCAGTGTATCCAGCTTTTTTAAGCGCAGCTAATAATTCTGCTTTAGAATGAATAGCTGCTACTGTTTCTCTGCCAGCAAATTTTGCTGCTTCTTGCAAATATTGAGCACTTTGCTCTGCGGTCGCTTGTGTGGCATCAATTAAACTACCCATTCTGTCTAGAACCTCTGGCGATTTTAGAACCGCATCTGATTTTAAATGTTCATGCATGGCAGTAAACATATTATTAAATTCTGTCATATCTGACACATCAAATGTTTTCTTTGATCTTATAAATGCATCTAGTTTTTCTACCATCTGAGGAGAAAGATCTACTCCCATTTTATGCATAGCGGCTTTATTATGTAGTAAGTTTAGCATCGCTTGAGAATCCGATGTTAATCTAACCTTTTCTCCATAATCGCTATAAACAACATCAGCTTTTGCAGTTCCAACCATAGAATTATATACTAAATATGCTATAGCTGCCCAAAAAGCCACTTTAACAACCAGTGCAACTATACTATAAAGAGTTGGATAATTTTGTTTAAATTTTTCAACTAAACTAAAGACTTTTTGTATTAAGCCAAAGACAGCACCTGCACCCTTAATAGCTAATTGTAGCACTTTAATGCCCATTTCGTTAATTTTATTAACGACTGCATCTTTTATTCCCTTTAACGCTCCAACAGCTTTTGTTAGGATTCCTTCATTTATAAATTTTAAATCATTTTCTATAGATTCTGCTAATATCTTAATATATTCTTCTCTTGAAATTCTGTTTAATGATAATTCTTCATTTAGAACATCTAACTTGAAAGAGCCAAATTTTGTTTCTAACAATAAATCAGTAGATTTTTTTTCTACATCATTTGAAAAATTTCTCCAATTTTCCATGATAAGCTGCATATCTCTCATATTAATTCCCCTAATAAAACTCCGATAATACTTAAATAGTATTATCGGAGTGTATTAGTAAAATTTATTTAACTGGGCAAGCACCACCAGCACATTCCATAGAATCTTCTAGTTCACCATCACCAATATTTTGGTCGTTAATAGGCTTAATTTTTGCTGATAGTTTCTCGTATTGATCTTTTGTAATGGTTTCTTTTGGAGCTTGTTTGAAACCGTGTTCGCTATGACATAGGAATGAAATAGTTTTTAGATATTTCAAATTATCATTTAGCCATACCTTTAATTGTTCAATATCTTCACGCTTATAATATACTGTAACTGACACGGATTGATCTGCCCAGTGTTTTTGGGCCATCTTTACAACATCTAATTGTTTCCAAGTTGTCCAATCTTCATCTGCAACAGGCGCATCGTCTGGTGCTGCAACATAGAAATCAACAACAAGAGTGTTGTGATCTAAGCTACCGTCGAATCTTACCACAGGCTCCATGTAATGTCCAGCTTCTTTTAGGAGTGGAATTAATGAATCATTTGCTGAGAATCGTACACGCTGAATAATATAGCGTGAATATCCTGGATGTACTCCTTCATAGCAATCAAATACCTTAGAAATAGTTCCAGAAGGCTTAATAACTGTGGTACGAATACTTTCTGGAATTCCTAGTTCGCGTGAATATTTTACGTTCTCGTCTTGGATTGCAGCATATGCACGGTCAAGAACATCTGGCGTAAATAATGGGCTTTGTAGGCAACCAGTAATACCAGTTCCAATTCTACGATTACGTTTTACAACCGCATCACATTTAGGCTGATGATATTTTTCTGTTGTTACACGCTTACCCCAACGGTGCATAAGACGCGCAGCTTCAATAAACTCTTCTTCATTTTTTAGATTGGGAAGAGCAATTTCTTGAAGATTACATGGCTCACCATCTTCTAGAGTTGCCTCTGCACATGGATTAACACCAATAGCTGTATCTGGCTTTAGTTCACCCATGCGAGCAAATTTTTGCATATTCTCACGGTTTACAATACCAAATGGTTCACCTTCTTCATAGGTTTTCCAGAATAGTGGATGTAAATCTTGTGCATCATCTACAACAACTGAGAAGTTAGCCATAGCTCTTTGGGTTGGAATATTACCAAGATCCCAGCGTTTAGCCTTTAAGTACTCTTTATCCCAACAATCACCGAGAATAATAATAGCTGAACGACGAACATTACCGGCAACGACCATCTCAGCAATTGAACACAAGATATCAGATGCGTCAAGAGGTTTGACGTGTTTTCCGCCTCTGGCGTTGAGAATTCCGCATAGTTTTTCAACAAACGAGATAAGAGGCTTTGGCCCTGACGAAGAACCTCCGAAACCGCGTATAGGCTCACCAGCAGGACGAATGCATACAGTACTATAGCTAAAAGACTTACCAGTAACAAAGTATGACTCCAAAATACGACGAGTTAGCTCGTTCCAACCTTCACGACTATCTGGTACAATAAAATCAGCATCGTGAGTGTCTTTATTGACAATTTGTACTTCTTTCTTAACTTTTGGTAACTTGCTGACATATCTGTGCTCAACAGACATACCAACACCGCCACCTAACATAAGTAGATCTTGAGCAAGTACAAAATTGGTCCAATCATCACCAGCAACGAACCAACAGTTATTTAATGCAACACCACCGAGCCGCTTATGAGATGGAGCACCTGAATACCACCAACCACGACCAGCGGGACCAGCTTTACGTTGCATTAAATAGTATCGTAGACGATTAATTTCTTCTTCGCTTACATTATGACCAACTACATTTCCATGTATAACACGTTCTACGGTGTCTTCCCAATTTTCTAACGCGCCATAATCTTTACGTGCGTATGTTCTTTTATATACAACTTTAGCTAGATTGGACCAATTTGACATTACTTATTTCTCCTATTATAGAATTTCTTTTAACTTGGTGACATTTGCACCACCAACCACTCTTTGTACCTCTGTGTTATTTTCTAATACAACAAATGTTGGAACCCCCGCTACACCAAAATTAGTAGCCATTACTGGGTTTTCGTCAACGTCAACTACTTCAAATTGAACTCCCTGTACTGACTCTTTTAATTGATTAAATACGGGCTTTGCTTGACGACATGGACCACACCAACTAGCTGAAAACATAATTACTTTCTTCATTTTATTCTCCTACGGCTTTTCGTTCCTTACGAAAGCTCTTGTATTTTTGCTTTAAGTTCTCTTCTTGCTTTTTTGTAGCACTTTCAATAATTTCACTTGCTGTTTCCGTACTCTGAGATAGGACTTTAATCTTAACATTGCTTGTATCCATAAAAATAGGGAATACTAAACCATCGGGACCATTTCGATTCTTAGCAACGAAAATACGTCCCTCGTTTGTGTTCTTATCTTTTATTGTTCTGGATACGGTAAAGATGAGGTCTGCAACGAAACACTTGTTAAAGGCTTCGCTAATTGACTCCATTGTGATGACTTCTGCGTTAAGCCCGCTTCGATTGGTTTGCGAGGCGGTCCATAATGTACAACCATATGTTTGTGCCAACCCTCTAAGTTCTTCATAGATGCTCTCCAACTCATTTCGTTTCTCTTTTTGTGCAGAGATAGGTTTAAGTAGATCGCCGTAGTCCACAATGACCATATCAATTTTAAAATCTTTACGTTTTAATTTCTCAAGGTGATTTTTAATTGTATTTGTCGATGCAGATTTTGTAGGATACTCTTTAATAATAAGCTTACCCTGTACGTCTTTTACACCTTCCCATACCTGATCTTTTTGTTCTTTTACATCAGATAATTGAATACCAGTAATACATGAATCGTAACGTAAAGCTACAACTTTATCTTGAAGCTCCAGAGTGTAATGTACCACGTTTAAACCTGCCTGTAAAGCCATCGCACCTAAATGTACAAGTGCCATAGATTTACCTGCGCCGGTTGGAGCAATAACTACACCTAGTTCGCCTCTGCCTAATCCACCTTTTGTAATATTATCAATTAGATCCCAGCCAGTTGTAATTGGATTACGAGCTACAATATCAAAACGCTTTTCAAAGTCAACAATAAAATCGTAACCATGATCATTGTCTGTGCCTAGTTTTAGAGCATCGTTGATAATTTTACTAATCTCATCATAAGATGAGTTTTGAATTAATCCAACACTTTTAATCATAGCTTCTTTTAGTTTCTGCTTTTTGCAGAAATCCAAAGATACGTCTTTAATGTGCTGTTCACCATCAAGTGAAAATTCATTAGATTGAATACGAGCATAGAAATCACGAACTTGTTTCTGTAATAGTTCATTCTCTTTCTCAATATCTGACCTAAGTATGGTTGTCATAGTATCGCGTGATGGGTGCGTACCATATTTTTTTCTATATGCAAAAACTTTTTCTACGAAAAGACGTAGATATTTTACATCTAGAAAGTTGATATCTAGAACTTCACTAATTTGATCACAAAACTGTCTATCGTCCAACATAAGTTGGACTAGGTTCTCTTGAAACTTTGTTCCAAATTTTTCAAATGTAGCTTTTTCATTAACAAATGACATATATTTCTCCCAAATCATGTACACTATAGCACAGGAAATTAGCAGTTCTCAAGTACAATCTTTTTTAGGTGAATAAAAAGGTCGTCCAAATTTAAAGATGGGAATCCATCTTGTATCATCATACGGACAATATCTAATTTATTAAATGTACATTCACTATTCTCTAATGCATAATCTATTTTTTGTGAATCCTGAATAGAAATATTGGGAATAGCTAACTGCATAATTTTGTAATTGTCTCTAATTTTATTTTGTTGCTCAAGAACACTACTATATGCTTTTACTTTAGATTCTGCGTTTACACAAAAATCTACTAATTCATCCACAGTATATGTTTTTTCTTCAGCAAGAATAGGAAAACGTTTGGCAACAGTTGGCAATCCAACTCCACCAATGCCTTCAATATTATCTGATTTATCCCCAGATAAAGCTCTAGCCAAACAGAAGTTATTTGGATGAATTCCATATTCTTCTATTATTTTTTTCTTGTTAAGAACTTCATGCTGGACAGGACGGTACAGAACAGTCGAATTATCACATAACTGAATAAAATCTTTGTCACTAGATACAATTACCTTATTGTAGTTAGTCAATGTTTTATGATTAACTACGGCTGATATAATATCATCTGCCTCAACACCGTCAAGCAGAAGTTGTACAATAGGCATAGCATTGATATATTCTACCAATCTAGTCATTTGCCAAATTTTATTATCTATTTCTTCATTTTCAGATAGATTTCTAATATTTCTATTTAGTCGAATCGGACTTCTGCCTTCTTTATATCCCTTATTCATGGATTTACGTTTAGAAGACCCACCTTTTCCATCCCAACAAATTACAACCCTGTTTGGGTTTGTTTCCCTAATTAATTTTTGTAAAATTTTTACAAAACCAGTAATTCCCCCAACAGGTTGACCATTGGAGGAAACACTTGGATCTACAACATATGCTCTAAAATAGTTATTATTACCATCAATTATAAGGACTTTTTTCTTATCCACTAATACCTCAAACATTCATCTCTATGAATGTCACGTTGTAAAGTATTTCTACAAACTGAAGGAATTTCTTCCCTTCTTTCTTGTTTTTCTGTAGTAGCACATGAAAAAAATACAGTCAATAAAAGCAAATATTTAATCATTATTTTCCTCAACAACGATAAAAGTTAAATCTGGGTCCATGTTTGAGGCCATCCTATTGTTCCTCTCGCTAACCTCAAGTTCAGCATATCTTTTTTCTGTATATCTAAGTGGTCTACCATCATAACTTTTAAGAGTTAAAAGATGCTCACCTGTATTTTTTGAATATAGCACTACATTATATAACATTATTCTTTCTCCTATGAAACTGGCATAACTTCTATAAACCCATATCCATCCCATTTAACAATTCTAAATGGTGAATTTTCTGGGTGTGTCCTATTAACACGCTCAAGAACATGATTTAAAGTACTTGGCGGTAATCTTGCATTACAAGCGTCTACAATGTCTCCATCGCGATCAATGACCATATAACATGGATTTAATACCATTTTAATATCCTCTTTTCTTTCATGTACTCTATAAAAATATTTAAGAACCATTATCTTTACTCCACTCTATAAATGTATAGCCGGTCCATTTAAAAACTTTATAGGGTGAAACATCACTTGGTTTCCAATCACAATCTCTGTACGCAATTATATTACCCCATTTGTCCACTATCAGGTAGAATGGTTGTTTTGGACTCATTTTCTTTTCTCCAACGGCGCTGTTCAGCATGTTCATCACAAAGAGTGATCATCCAACCATCATCTCTTGTTTTACCTTTTTGACCACATGTTTCACAAATTTTTCTGGACATGGCTTCCGCAGTAAATATCACGCCACGGTCAAATTCGTCACCTCCAGATACATAAAAACGTAGTCCACCAAACTTTTCTTTAATCTGAACAGCTTTTACTGGATAATACTCTTTTGTTTCTTGCTGCTTTCCCATTTTAATCAGAAGTTTTGTATTCGCTTCGTGACGTTTTTGGTTTGAAATTACACCATCACAAATAGTAGTAATAAGATCATACCAGCCATCACCAATATCTAGGTAACATTTGGTTACAATTCCTGTGACTTCGCAGGTATCAGTAAGTACTGTAGGAAATTTATCGTATAGTTCGTTTGCTAGTTCTTCTTTCATCTTTTTTCTCCGCTTTTCTTATGATCATTTGCTGAATAGCAAGAATCATCTGACCAATATCAGATGTTCCATTCATATATATTTCCTGTTTTTTATTTTTCTTAAAACAGTCGTCGCATGGAACATATCCCCATTGATCTAGCTTACGCTGATCTTTTTCAGATAGCTGTTGTTTGTACTCAAAATATGTTCTACCAGCAACAAAAACTTCCACACAACAGTCTGGGATGTTTGAGTAATTTCCTTCTATTCTGTTAAATGCGTCTGTTAGAAGTAATACTGTATCTGCTAAATTTTTGTCGTCTGACAAAGACGGCTTAAGATGCTTTCTCATGATTTCTTTAGACTTTGACATTAAAATCCTCTCGTAGTTTAAAAATTGCCAAGTTCTTGCTTTTTGCTTCTACATCAATATCTACAGTATCATCTCGCATATATTGCAACTGAAAGTCGGGAACGTAATGGATCATTTGCGAGTGCGCTCTTCTATCGTTAAAGCCAGCATTTTCTTTGCCTGGTTCGGTGTTGGATAGATGTTGCAGACCTTTAATCTTACCCCATGTAGAAAGCGCAAGATTAGATGCATCAATAGGTGTAAGACCTCCAGTATTGAAATTATGATGGTGAGAATCAAATACAACAGGCACACCGCAATGATTATGAATCTGAACAAGATCAGTAACGGTATAGCTTTTTTCATCGTTTTCTAACGTTAGACGACTCTTTACAGACTCGGGTAATGACTTGATTACACTAATTAGCTGTTCCTTACGATTCGCTTTACCGCCATGAATGTTGATTGCATAGTAAGGTGTCCGATCAAAACCCATTTGGTCAAAAATCCACGCATGATATTCTAGCTCCTTGATTGAGTTTTCAACTACTTGTCTTTTATCGGAAGACAACACCGTGAATTGACCTGGATGGGTGGTGACGCGGATTCCAGATTCTTTAAATAGCCTTCCAAGGCTGGCAAGTCCTTGTAGTAGCTGCTGATCATTTCGTGCAAGTTCTGCACAGAACTCAAAAAGCGGGAAGAGGCTGCTTGACAAGCGGAAAGACTTGATGCCTCCTTCAAGGATCTTAGGTAGAATTCGCAAGTGTTCATCGACATTATTTCTATACGTGTCAATAATTCTTTCTCTAGTGTACTTGCCATTTTTGTACGCTCCAAGTTGTAAGCTTTTTTCATCAATATTATTTTCGTACACAATTGTGCCATCTCGTTTTTTACGAGGTTCTAGCCATTGACAACATAAACCTAAACTCATTATTGCTCCTTATAAGACTTTACGTAAGTCTCATCAATAACATCCCATGCTTTTGAAAAACCTAACACAAAAAATCTGCGTTCTGCTGCTGAACGAAAATGATACACGTTACCAACCATCATAACGCTTATTTCTTCCTCTTCAAGATTGTATAACCATTCAGTAAATTCATTCCAATTTTCTATATTGTCTAGAACGTAAAGAGAGGCTTTGCCACCATGTGTAGATGGATTTGGCCCTATCTTTTGAATTTTAATCATAAAAACTCCAATAAAAAACCCACTGTGGCTATAGTACCACAGTGGGTCCGCAGGGTCAAGAACTTTTTATTTTTTATTTTTGTACCTTCTTATTTTTTTTTTAATATTTTCTACCTTCTTCTGCATCTCTAGTTTTTCTTCCATAATTTTTTGTTTTTGTTGTTCTGCTTTAATTCTTTTTCCTAATAAGAATACAATCAAAAAAAATATAACTATGGTTACTAGAGTAGTCATTCTATTTTCTCCATTTTTAGGAGTAAATAGTTACTCTGTCAGTAATTCTTGTTCCTCTCCTTCAATATTATAAAAAGATTTTGAATCTCCTTCTCTTGTATCAAACTTAACAACAACTTCTTGCTCCATAAGATCAAGAACTGCTTTTTTGAAAGCCTCATCTGTTTTCATTAATTCTTCCCAACCAGCTTGTTGGAATTTTTTAGGTTTACCATTTACCTCAATTTCATACCAAGCACCAGATTGTTTAATAAACGGTTTAACCGCCTCAAAAATACTCTCTTCATCTAAGATACCATACTGGTCTGCCCACATAATACGGAATAAACACTCACGACCTTGAGTACCGAATCTACTTTTTTCCAGTCTTGCTTTTACTTCTGATCCGATACGGTATCCACGCGAATCAATTACATAACTATCCTTGGCTCTACGACCAGTTAGCCAAACTCTTAGGCTATATGAATATGTAAGGGCTTTTCCACCAGGAGTTGTATATTTTTCGCTATCTGTAGCATATTTTGGATTTTGTACATTAAGATTTGTTTTAAGTTGATTCAGGATTAATAATGTTGCTTGCTTATTTGCAATAGGTTGAATTAATTTTGATAAACCTTTAGCCAAAATACGTGGTTTTACCGCCATAGATGACTGTGGATCAAAATCTCCTTCAAGATCTGTCTTACTTGGAGTAAGAGCCATTGAGTCCCAAACAAATAGAAATTTATCATCTGTAGTTTTTAACAAGTCTTCAATTGTTTCTAACACAAACTCTACAGATTCTGCTTGTAAATAAAGCAGATTTTCCATATTACATCCAATTTTACTCAAAAACTCTGGATCGATGGCACTTTCTGAGTCAAAGTAGACTACTGAAATTCCTTGCTTCTGAGCATTTGCAGCTATTTGCGCTGCCATATAGCTTTTACCGCTTGAACTCTCACCTGCAAGTTCACTAATTTTTCCTACTGGAATTCCTGCTAGTTTTCCCCTACAAATAATAGAATCCAACCAGCGTGAACCCGTAGAGATCCAATCAGTTACCTCCGTAGGATTTTCCTCTTGAAGATCAAATGCTACTTCACGACCTGCTTTTTTGTTAATCATAGCACGCATATCTGCAATGCTTATTTTTCCTGCTGTTGTTTGTTTTTTTGCCATATTTTCCTCGGGTTAAAAAAAGAGGGAGCCGACACTTGCCGACTCCCTCAGTTATACTACACTAAATTTTGAGTGTTAAGAGTCTAGTAATTCATCAAATGCAGCATCGACCGCATTCTTTTCAACCTTCTTAACAGCAGGACGACCAGCTGGTTTAGCACCAAACTTTGCGGTTTCTGTGCTGTGTTCTTCTGCATCACCTTCACCAGCAAGGTATTCGTCAAGAATTACACCAACTTCATCACTTGACTTACGAGTATGCAGTTTCTCAAAATCAGGTAGTGACTCTAATAGCTCTTTACAATCTTCGCTTGAACCTTGGCAAAGCTTGCTTGTTTTACGAGCAGGTGTAATTTTTGTAGTTGGAAACGATTGACCAGGATTTTTGCTTGTTGAAAGCGTTAGGTCTGTTCCCTGTTCAGGGTCGGTGATATCACCGTAGTCAGGATTTAGTACAAGATTGATCAGATCTTGATACGCATTCTTACCATAACCCCAAACTTTTACGCCTTCCTTCTCTTCACCACGAACTACAACTGGTGAAAAGAATCGTTGACGAGGAAGGAACTTTTTAGCCATCTTGGCTGATTCTTCGTTCTTTTCCTTGTACAACTTGCTTGCAAAATCGCAAGCAGGACAGGCATCAGCAAAGTTCTTTTTTGGACATAGGAAGCCACCTTGTGACCCTAGTTCATAATGGAACCAATACTCCTTAAATGGATCACCATCGGGAGTAGGAACAATACGCACTGAGTAACTATTACCCTCTTTAGGACTCCAAAAAGAGGTCTTGTTACCACCCTTGTTAGTTAGTGCGTTCAGTTTTTGCTTCATCTTGTTAATATCAATAGCCATTTGTATTACTCCTATTTGTCGGTCGGTAAATCTCCCGCCGAACTGTTGTGAACTCTACCATGTCATAATGTAGAGTTAAAGTACAAAATTAATTTCTTTTTCTACGACTTCACCAATAACCGTGGTCATATTAAAAATTCTAAACTCATTTAGATCAACATCCCAAACTAAACGTAATCCATCTTTTAGCGGTGGTGGGCCACTGTTACCCTTTATCTTACCAGCTAAAAATCCCGCTGGCAAGTCTTTTAATTCTGCAAAATTAATTTCACGAAGAGTGCCGTCTTTTTTTCTAAAAGTCGCATTGTAAACTTTCATATATTCTCCTATTTCTGTATTTGCGAACTAGATGCTGTGATTATACAGTAATTTTGTTCCGACTTTGTAGAGTGTATTATATACGAAATTTTAATACTGTCAACAGTTTTCTTTTTTAGGTGATTTTTTATTTCTTTATAAATTTTTCCATCTGTTTTTAATTGTTCTTCATTAATAAAGAAATAATAACATTTAAAGTCTACATTCTCTAGTTTATAAAAAAGTTTTTCATTATCATCTTCAAGTGTATATGCACCATACGTACTAATACAAGATATATCTTTTGGTGGAGTAAAATTATCTACTACAGCTGGTCTTCTACCAGACATATCTAATCCATAAATGGTTCGAAATATAGTGTTATTTATCTCTTTAAAGTGATTTATCACGGGAACATCCCCATTTATTTCTTCAATACACAAATTATCAATTAATATTAATGATCTAAACATTCCAGATCTTGCATATTCTTGTAATACATTAAAAACTACTTTTTCATGTAAGATGTTTTTTATCAACATTGGCTCTGGTCTTACATATACCACAAAAACATTTTTTCTATCTCTTAGATGATAAAGAACTTTTAAAGATGCAGCACTTATATTTCCACCACCACCTATAAATATCATTATATTTGAATGACAATCTTTTAAAAAGTTTGAAACATCTGGAAAATCTTGCTCACATTTTTCTGGGTCGTCATATTTGGGTACAGAGAAACAGTTTGGTCCTTCTATCTCTGAATCAATTAATTTAATCTGATAAGATGGATCATTTAGATCTTCATATAATTCTGCTATATTACACCCAGCTTGTCCTAATCCTATAATTGTCATATTATACCTTAAGTTTTAATTTTTTCATGTCGCCGTAATTTTTACCAGCTTTTACATTTACTATAAATTTTCCGAATTGGGTATCTTGTACTATTTGTACAAGATCAATAATATATTTTTTTTCGTCGTCACTAACATCAAATACAGCTTCATCGTGTAATAAAAATGCTACAAAAGATTTTTTATTTTCTAAGAAATCATCAGTTTTTATAATTTGTCTATGGAATAGATCAATAAAAGTACTTTGATTTATATATGGAATAGCATGATGTTCATCACTTTCAATTTTTCTTCCATAAATTGTTTTAACGTGAGTACCATCCCAATGATTATTTCTTAATTCTTCTTTTTTGAAGATACTATCTAATCCATCAGAATATTGTAAAGCATAAGGATTGCTTGAACCATAAAGCCATGAAATTACGGCATCTTTTGCTTCAGATCTAGATATAGAAGTGTTAAAAACATCTCGATTTATCATATCATAAACATCTTCATCTGGTTGTTTTCCACCCACAAGGCCAATTGCTGTTCTTAATTCAGCAGCATTGATATCAAATGATACAAACCAATCATTTTGTGGTTTCAATACGTTACGATAAGCTTTTGGAAAATTTTGTATTGGAAAACTTTTACGATTTGTAGATATTCTTCCCGTTACAGCACCAAACATATTGTAAGAAATATATTTTGTAATATTTAAAAATCTTCTGTAGTAGGAAAGATCTTTATCTTTTTCAATATTTTTCTTCATTAGTTCATAATCTAAATTTAGATCTCTATATCTAATATCCGTAAGAAGCTCATTAAATCTTCTATAAAATTCATATTCTGCGGGACGAGAGTAAGTATTTAGTACGTGTTCTGTAACTTTATTTTTCACTTCACAGTATTCAATTAAAAAATTTTTAGGAGTTAGATCAAAAAAACAATTTTCTGATAAAGAAACTTTGGCTTCTACAAAAGAAGAGATAAAGGCTTTCATACGATTAGAAATTTTTTGCCAATCTTCTTTTAAGTAATCTGGTACTACATTTTCTATTTTTTGTCCCTGTGCATAAATTTGTGCATATTCTATATTTTTATTTTTTAAATATGGTGAATATGACCATGTTTTTGTTAAGTCGTCAGGTATGGTTTTAAAATTTAACTCATTATTACAATATATCCCTACGCATTCTTTTTTATCGTCTAAAGTTTGAAAAATCATTTTTCCTCACGGTGCAAATCTGATAATTTTTTCTTCTTGCTCACCCGGTGGAAGATTTATAACATCTTCAAATTTTGAAGTAAAGTACTCTTTTTTTAGTAAAATATTTTTGTATCCATTAAATATTCTATTTGTCTCAAAGACAGCTTTTTCTAATCCATATGAATTAGAAATATTTTTTATTTTTTTTTGTAATAAATATAGTTGTTCATCATTTAATTTAGATTTGTTAGATGATGCTCTTAAAAATACATATAATTCTAACCATTTTTCTAAAGGATTTGCTCTATAGTATTCTTCTATTGTTAGGTTTTCTCTTTTAAATGTTTTTATTTCTTCGCCGCATCTTGTAGGAGATATATCCACATATTCTGGTTTTTCACTTACCAACTTTTTATATATTCTAATATAGGATTCTCTAAGATAGAACAAATCATATTCATAAGATTTTATAAACTGCTTCTTAAAGGTGTCTTCCGTGTTTGAAAGATTATATTTTTTCATGTATGGAACCATATTACTGGATCCTATGTTTGCTATTAATCTCCAAGGAGCGTTTCTATCTATAAAAAATCCATATCTTTGGGCGGATTGTACGAAAAATTCAAAGTTTTTATCATTTAGATATTTTCTACATTTAACTAAATCATCTGTAAAATCATCAACAGCTACTTCAACAACTAATCCACTTATATTTGGTGATGCATATCTGGAAAGAATAAAATCACTAAAAACTATTGAAGAATTTTCATCATAGTTTATCATATATTTTGTTAATATCTTAGTAAAGTCATTAAAATTTTTAATCTTATTAGAATCTATATTTTCAACAAATTTATCTCTAAAGACATAATACAACTTATAAATAAATTGATCAAACTCAAAAGTTGGAGAAGACCAGCCTACAACTGGCGCTAGATTACTATATGGACCCTCTCTAGATAGGTTTGTTAAGATGTTGCAGCTTTTATTAAAGTAATCTGCCATATCTTCAAAAGCGTCAACAACAAAATTCATTGCAAATAAATTTTTTGGAGTATTACTAAATTTTTTTATAAAAGAGTTTTCTTGAAAATCTACATCATTTATTCTCGAAGAAGGTGATTTTCCTATCTTCTTACCAGTAAATACACTATCAGATTTATCATCAATTCTTCCATAGAATGGTTTATCTACTGTTAAATCTATATGCGGAGATAAAATATAATTATGAGGAGCTTCCAGTGGAATAGGCATAACTCTAGTGTCGTATGCTTTTCTGTTTCTAAATGATTTTAGGGCATTTTGAGAATTATTTCCTCTTGAATAAAAAGCCATATAATTATCTCCTACTTCTTACCGTACTTTTTAGCTCTTAATTGTTCAATAGTCATTCTATGAACAGGGGTATTAATTAATCTTCCATAGTTTACAAATCTTGCATCTAACTTACTTGTTATTTCACCTCTAGCAACATGCGTGTCTGTTTTTAAAATCATATATACACCACCTAATCCTATTTGACTTGCAAGCTGTTTAACGGCTTGAGATGGATTAGTTTTAGAATAAAATATTGGATTTATAATAACTAAATCTCCCGGCCTAAAAAAACAAGGACCGTACATATCTATATCACTGTTATAGACACCTCTAAACATACCAGGGATATTTCCTCCTTCATTTACAATTCTAGCCTCTCTAACACCTGGTATATCTTCTGCTTTATAAGATATTTTTCTAAGTAGTCCAACATTAGATCCAACTGTGAAAGTAAATAATCCTTTTTCATCATTTCCTGCAAGATCTGTAGTATCAATATCATCTTTATGAAGAGCAGGTATGTATATAAATATAATGTTAGAAGTTTTTCCAACGCCTTCAGTACCTACACCTCTAACGTGCTCATCTGATCCATTAATTGCATTTTTTAATAATGTGGTAGAAATAAAATCTTCTGGGTGGTAATTTGTTAAAAAATCACCAACCTTAGAACTTACAGAAGAAGCTAAAATTCTTGGTGATGAATTTTCTGTTCCGTGTAATCTAGTTCCAAAAACTCCAATTATAGATAGTCTAGCAAGATCTAAAATATCTGTCAAGAACTGTTTCAGAGTCCACTCTAAAATACCAGCCTGTACAATTTTTTCCCAAAACCACTTATTAAAAAACTCCAGAGAAATTGGCAAATATCCAATGTTATGACTATAAAATTTTATACCTGGATCTGTATTAGCTTTTGTAGCAGTAGCAGATCTTAACATGCTTTGATCTGAATTATGCATACTTTCAATAAATTGTTGATAAGAACCGGCAGTTGGAACTATAACATCACCTATAAAAAGGTATATATCATCAAATTTTAAATCAGTACCAAGTTGTTTAGAACATAACTCAATTAAATCTTGTAGAAACATAAAATTTATTGTAGTAGGGGCAGCTTCGGCACCAAGTGCTTCGTTTGTGGGAATTCTTGTATCAGTTGGAGTAACGGAGGCAGGCCCAGTACCCTCTGAATTTCTATCATTTTGAGCATCAGGCGGTTTTTTTGCTTCTGCAGCAACTTGAGCTTCGCGAGCATTTTGAAACGCCATAGATCCAACTAGCTTACCGATAGAAGCCGCTAGTGATTCTTCAGTTCCTAGAGTATTATAAGTAAATTCTGATGGTTGACTATCAGCTCTTTGAGCTTTTCTAGCTTCACTACCATCTACGTCTATTTCATTCCTAGAATCACTTAAGCCTAACTCTGCGGGCGTATATGTAATAGATCTTATAATTTTTCCACTATAAAGTCCAAAAGTAAATGCTTGCCATATACTTAAGCCTAAATCTCTTTTTTCTGTATCTGCTGCTTCATCTAATTCTTTTGCTTTCTTTTTACCCGCTTCTTCGACTTGTTGTTCGGATTTTCCTGAATCTTTTGCATCTTGTTTAGCTTTATCTATTAATTTTTGTCTATCTTTCTTTTTTAATTTATAAGATTGAACTTTTGCTCTTGTTTCTGGACTGTTGGTTAGTATGTTAGATTCTGATAAAATTAATGTACTCTCTACCGCTCCGTGATAATCTATAGTAACATCTATAGTTTGATTATCATTAAAAGATATATCATGCCTTACAGGATATAAAAATAACATATTTGTAGTATCATCAATGGCATCTTGTAGTTGTTTTGCAAAAACCTTAAGAGATGTCTGTCCTGATTCAACATTAAAGACGTTATGTCCTGTATTACCAAGTAAATCAATTATTTGAGCATAAGAGAGAGGCATATAGCCAACTTTTACTTTAATTCTATAATAGTGAGGATCACTTCTTAGCGCACTGTTAAATAAATCAGAATAGTAGAATACAGTTTCTTGTCCGTCTTTATTTCTTAATCTTCTTGGTTCCAACAAAGAGTCTATTGATTGAAACTTTAATTTTAATTTTGCTGTAATTGCTGAATTTGCCTCTGCTTGATTTTGTCCTATATATTGATAATCAAAAGAAACTATGTTAGCTAAATCTATTGTTCCTTTCCTGTTTGCACTCAATACATCATCAGCATCTTCATTTCCACCAACTCTATGAATTCCATGATCAAAAGGAATTCTAAATATTTCTTCAAATGTATGTCCGCCTCTATTTGCAATTCCGTTTGGATAATCAACTTTATAAAGCTCTAATCTTGGTTGAAGTGCAGCTAAAATATTTGGTGGAATTTTTCTTAATGTAGTTATATTTTCGCCTTTACTTAAGGCAGAGATTAAACCTGCATTACCTTTTCCATCGTTTCCTGTTTTTCTAACTCTTCTACCAAGAGCAGCATAACCAGGTCTTCGATCTAACATCAAATCCCCAGCTGCCGCAGCTTTTTGTAATATTGCAGGTAATCTATAGATAAGATAATGTTGATAATCTTGTACTAAAGCTTCATAACCCTGTGGTGTATTAATTTCTACTACTGCCATTTTTACCCTCTATCTTTTACCATGAACGATACAAACAATTCTAAATCTATAGGTATTTTTATCATATCTCCAACTTTTATTAAAGTTTCGCAACCTATTTTATTAAAAGTTAATATCATCCACCAATTTTCAGCGCCACCTGCATACTTTTCGGCAATTTTATAAATTCTATCTCCAACTCCCCAAATATATTCTCTGTATGCTATCTGGTTTATTTCTTTTTCAGTTGGATAAACAATAGTTTTAGTCCCATAATATTCTATATGCTTAGTTGATCTTTCTTCTAACATATTACTATATTCATCTGTGTCGTTTATTAAAATTCTTCTTCCTGAATGTCTCATTAGCTTCTCCTTATCTCCTTAATATATTAAAATGATAAGGAAACATTACATTTGTATTAAAAGTATGTCCCCCACCGGCCTTAACTTCTGCAGCTTCTGCACTTGAATCTAAGTCATTATCACCAACTGTGCTTACATGATAACCAAGCCTGTGAGTGTGTAATATATTTAATTCTAAAGATATCTTAAATGATTGAAAACCTATCATATCTGGTCTAGAAATTGTAGCAGCGGTTACACCAGTATTTGAATGAAAGTGAAAAATAGGAGAATTCATATCTGGCTCATATTTTACTGATGGTATGTAACATAATAGTCCGTCCCTATCACTTTTTGGATCTGTATTATCTATTAAATTATTAAATCTTACCTGCATTAGAGGTGGAGATGAAATACTATATACTTGTAAACCAGCTGAAAGTGTATATGTTGGGTACATGTAGGTCATCAATTTTGAAAGTTTTTGATGATTGATATAACCCTCATTATGACTAGCAGCAGGAACACTAAAACTTACATTAATTTTTCTAGATGTTCCCTTATATTGTGCAGTTGGATCCATCCTACCAAAAACTTTTTCCGATGACCATTCTGCATCAACGCTATCAGAAAAACTTTCTATAAATGCTCTAAATGCAACCTTTTTTCCTGTTGCAATGTGAGTAAAAGCTATTTGAAGATTTGGTCCTTCAGCATTTGTTCTTGTTTTAGAAGCTGCTCCCGGCGCTTCTCCTATTAATAAATTTTGTTGTCTTCTTGCTTCTCTTAAAGCTGCTAATTCTCTTCCGAGAGCCTCTCTTTCTGCAAGGTTACTAGCTCCTTTTATTCTGGCTTTTAATAGATCTTCTGCTGCATCTAATCTTTTAGTTCTTTCTTCTTTTGTTTCACCTTGATACGCAAATCCAGCTGCCTCTAATAATCTTACTTGTCTATCAGTTAATCTTGCAGATGTTGGTTCAGCTTTTACCGCAGCAAGAACTTCAGCCTTGTCAAAACCAGCTACAGAAGGGTTAGAAGGATCAGAAGCAGCAGCAGCTTGTGCTGTGCCGGCTCTTCTTGCTCTTGTTTCTGCTACGGCTGCATCTTGTGCTGCCTTTATTGCTTCAGCATCAGCTTTTGCCTGTGCATCTCCAGCATCTAAATTTACTTCTCTTCCTGACGCTCTTTGCTCGGCTGCATATTTTTCTGCAGCGGCTTTTCGCGCTGCCTGTTCTTCTAATACTGCTTCAGCAGCAGTTGCTTGTCTAATTTCTATTGCTAGTCTTGTTTGCTCATCGTCTAAATTGGGGTTTCTTCCGGCAGCTTTTTCTTCTAGAACAAATTCTTCTGCTGCTTCTTTTCTAGCTGCATCAACTTCCGCTTTTGCTCTAAAATCGCTAGCAGCTTTTTCACCAGCGGCTCGAAGCCTTTTTTGAGATTCTTCTTCTTTTAGAACGTCTTCTGGTTTTTTACCAGCTGCTTTAGCTTCTGCATTTATTACTTCTTCTTCTGCCTTTGTAGCCTCAGTTCTAGCAGTTTTTTCTCCTATTGCGCGTCTACCAGCTTGTGCTTCGGCTAGATCTTCAGTAGCATCTCTAGCACCTTGACTAGCACTACCTAATACTTCAGTAGCTACTCTTTCTGCCTCTCTCCTTGCTTGAGCAGCTGCTAATTGATCTCCACTCTTTTCTGCGGCTTCAGCAGCTTGTTCGGCTTCTCTTATTCTTGCAGCATCTTCTCTTGATATTTTTTTTCCATTAATAACAACGGAACCATCATCTAGTTCTGGTGGAGTGGGAGCATCAGTTTTCACTTCAACTTTTTTTTCTGCCTTTTTACCTGCGTCCTTACTGCCTTTTTTACCCTCTTTACCACTACCCTTTCCTGATCCCTTACCAGATCCACTACCTGTTTTACTCGATGCTTTTCCACCACCAGTCTTAGCAGCTGGTTTAGCTTCCGTTTTAGCAGCCGGCTGACCTGGAGATTTAATTGGTTCTGCGTGTGATGTTCCGTTGTGTGCCATTTTTTATCCTATCCTGCTATTAAAGTTCCTGTTTTAATTTCTATACCTGGAGCTACTTTTTTAACTAGTTCTGCAAACATTCTTTCATCAACTTTAATTACATATGATCCGCCACCTCCAGAATTAGCACCAGCACTTGTCATCTTGCTTCTTGCATCGCCAACAATTTCAACTATCTTAGATAATAATTTAACAACAGGATCATCTTCCACTTCATTTTCTGAAACACTTACAACATATTCCTTTGCTTCTTTTAATAATCTAATTGTTGGGTCTATATTATCGGAAGATATTTGTTTTATCTCACTTAATACTTGTTTTAAGTTATCATTAGAGACTTTAAATCCTATTGCTTTTTCTGCTGGATATTCGTCATACGCTTCATTAATATTCTCAATCGCACTAGCTACTGCTTTTGACGCTAACCATGCAGGACCGGCAGCAATTGCCAATCCAGCAAAAGATAATGCTAAGGCACCAATTCCACCAGCTAATATCCAAACACCAGCTGAAAGGGCTAATATTGTTGGAACTATACCATCAACTTGAACTAATTCAACAAATTTTTCTACCAGTAGTGATAAACCAGCAGCAGCTACTCCAATACCTATACCTATCATAAGTACTGCAGCACCAAATGCCAACATTGGTATCGCTGCAACGCCAGCTGTAGTTGCAACTGCAATAAGAGCTGTAGCCATTAAATACATAACGCCGACAAGTAATCCTATTGCAACAACTGCTCCTATTATTTGTTCACCAGATAAACCACTAAACGCTTTAACTAATTCAGCCATACCAGTAGCTGCTAACCAAACAGCACCACCTATTTCTAACATTGCAAAGCCAAATGCTATAGCAGGTTTAATTAATGGCTCTAATGCTTTTCCTATAGCGTCAAAAGCCATAGGTAAAGTAGTAGAAAGAGTATCGGTAAGAATAGGAGAATGTGGAACTGATAACACATCATGAACATCATGGAAAGATTCCCACAACATCATTATAAGAGGTATTAAACTAATTAAAGTGCCTATAAATCCACCCATAGATATGTTAGATAATGATTTTGCGCCTGCTTTTACAGAAGAGAAAAATCCCGTACCAGCTGCTCTAGCAGTTGAAAATGCAGTTCTAGCCGCAGACATATTTGTTCTTATTGCTGAATATGAAGATTTCATACTTTCCCAAACACTTGTACGCATATCATTAAATGCTGGTATTAATTTTGAAGAAATCATTTTTGCTAGCAATAACCCAACTATAATTATACCTGCACGACCACCTGTTTTATCATTAAATTCCATAAATTTTGTTACAACCGCATCTATAACTTTAACAAAAGGCATAACAACACCAGTAACAACCTGAAACATCGCATGAATTTTTCCCATGACATCAACTGCTTGTTCTTGCAATTGATTCATTTGTTTCTGGGATGCCTCTTCTTTTTCTCTAGCCTTTCTAACTTGATCTGTCTCTTGACCTAACATTTTCATCATTTCTGCTTCATTACCACCAGCGAGAATATTAGCAAGAGCCTGTCTTTCTTGTTTGTTCATTGTTGCTACGTTTTTTCCTGTAGCTTCCATACTTCTTTTAATAATTTCTGTACGTTGGCTTTCGTCTGCATTTAGAAGTTCTATTGAATTTAAATAATCTCCACCCATGAATGCATTAAACTTACCAGCAGCAGATGCAGCACCTTCAAAGGTATCCATCTGTTTTCCAACAATGTTCATCAATGAACTAACTTCCATACCTAAAGCTTTAGATTGTTTTGCTAGATTTTCAAATACTGTTACAGATTGTTTACCTTGTGCTGCCAAAGAGGGTCCAACTGCTGCATAATCTGCTAACATTTTTTTCGTAGATATACCAGAAGCATATGCCACTCTAGATAATTTATTTGTAACCGCAGCTGCCTCTGCACCTGTAAATCCAAGAGCACTCTTTAGGTGATTTAATATTGGTCCTTGTTCTGAATAAGAAGCGCCAAGTTTTTCTAGCTGTGCGGCTTGACCAACCATTATTTGTTTATTTCTTTCAGATTCATTTGAGAAAGAAGTCATAGAATCTCTTAAGCCGATATTTGCGGCCATTAATTCTTTCGCTCCTATACCAAATCTTGTAAATGTAGTTCGTACCTCACCGTTTAAACTTCTTGTTTGTCCTACAAATATACCTAAAGATTTATTGGATTCTCTAAAAAAATCACTAAAAGGAGCATATGTATCATCTATTGTAGCCCCAGAAAGAACCAACTCTTTACGCATTTGCATAAATTCACCAGCAATTTGACCTAAACCCTGTGGTGAAAGCATGGACATAGCAGTTTGTATGCCCATAAAATTTCCTATGGACTCCACCATTTGCTGGTTTAATTGTTTTGAATCTTCTAATTCTTTCTTTCTATCTCTTGTTTCTTGTTCTTTTACTTTGAGTCGTTTAAGTTCTAGCTCATATTCTTCTAGAGATAAATCATGCGACTCTAATCGTTGCTTTAAAATTTGTTTATCTAAATCAAATTGTAGTTTTGCTATCTTTTCTTTATTTTTTTCTATTTTTTGAATATCTTCTTCTAATACAGCCGTTCTCTTTAACGCTTCATTTTTTTCTTTTAAAGCTTCTATCTGGGCTTCTATAGCTTTAGAATTGACAGGCGCAGAAGGTGTTGCCCCAGCTGGAGGTGTGGTAGATCCCCCGCCGTCGTCAGAATCGGAAGATCTTTTATCTGCTAAGTTTTCTATAGCCTTTAATAGGTCTTGGAGTAATTTTGAATCTTCAGCCATATTTATTCCACCATTTTAGTAATTTATAAATAAATAGTATATACAAAAAAAGTGAGTGGAAATTCCACTCACTTTATTATTTGCTCCTACTGGATGCTTTCTTAATTTGATCCGCTTCTGCTTTAATTTGTTCTGTTAGTTTTTCTACAAACCATTTTCTCAATGGTACTGGTAAATTGTAACATTCAAATAAACTCCAACCACCATAGTATTTGAGATAAAAGAACTGCTCATATACATTTTCTTGGTATTCATCACTTAGGCCAAAAAAATTCAGCGGTTAGAGGCACCTCCATAACCTCTTCATGATCACATGATTTGCAAGTGAAAGTATTTTTTAAATCTAATCCTGGAATTCTTTTATCATATTCTTTTCTTAGGAATCTTGAATCCGACGCAGGCATAACCTCTAATGCTTTTTCAATGATTGCTCTATCAAATACTCCATTTATTGAAACAACTAATAAATTTAATTGTTGCATTAATGTCATATTTTCTTTTGTTTTATCCGTTATATACGCAACAATCTTTTTTTCATCATGACCAGATAAAGCGCGACATTCAATTTTCCAACCAGTAGAAGGTAGATTTAAATAAAATGTTCCCTGTTCAGTTATTTCAGAAACAACTTCTTGATCTTCTTCTAAAGATTCCTCTAATTTTTCCAAAAGATCAAATGTATATTTTGTTTTAGTCTGGCATGATGGACAAATTATTGATGTTACATAACTTTTTCCATATGCCGAAATTCTTGCAGAAACTAAGATAGCATTTCTATCAGAAATTAACATATCTCCTGGATTAACGCGTTTATCTACTATAAGAGATTCAAGTAATCTCTCCAAGGCAACACCTTTTTTTATAAAAGATCTATTAGTTAATATATCTTCTTCTTTTGCCGTCATCTGTTTTATTTCTACATTAGAAACATCTCTTAAAGGATGACCGTCAGGATAAAATTTACCTTGTGAAGGCAGTTCTATAAATTCTGTTGGAGCAACAAAATTTAAATTTAAACCACCAGAACTATTTTGAACTTTACTTTCTAAAGCTAGAATTTCATCATTTTGTTCTAAACTTTTTTTAGATCCCAGTCTTTCTTGATTATTTCTCATCAATTCCTCTACTTTCTGTATTATTTACCATCGCTAACAAGAGTTTGGCCTGCTGCATCATCTAGTGTAGCATAGTCGTATTTAATTGTTACATCTATATTTAATATATCTTCTGCTGAATAGTCTAATGAATCAAATTTTACTTCTGTAAATAAACAATTCCATAAATACCAAGTTTCAATGGCAGTACCTCCAGCATCTAGAAGCTTTAAACCTATTGATTTTCCACCAGCGGCTGACGCGGGAGCCTCTGGTGTACTTGTTGTTCCACTTGTTAATTGAGCGATTGCATTGGCTTTACTTATTGTACCCCATTCATTATCTTTAGTAGGATAAATATATCCAGCAGTTATTAGAGCATCAATTAAAGTAGAATCTCCAAGTGCTGCATCGTTTGCTGTAACGGTTGAAGCAAACGTAACTGATATTGGATCCCATTCAAGTCTACCTGGATAGTAATAGAAATGATTTAAATATTTATGAGTAACTTCAGAAATTTTCATGGTCGGTCTGGAGGCTTTCTTAAGAGCATATCTCATTCCAGCTAGCTTTCCGTCAAATTCCATAACCCATCTATATTGTCTTAGTGGTTCTTTTCCTTCATTCCAAAACATCTTTTTTTCCTCTTTTGAATATAGATTGTTCGCGTTGTAGCTATAGTAACAATATTATTATGTTGGGCGCGCTGCTGCTTTTGCAACAGCACCAACATTTGATGCAAGTTTTGCAGTATCATATCTGATTGTTACTTCAATATCAATAACTTCTTCGCTTTCATAAGATAATTCACCAAATTTAATATTTGTAAAGAATGGGTGAGTTAACGTCCAAGTTTCTAATGTGGCACCTGCAGCATCAATTTGAATTATTTCTATAGCTCCAACATTTGATGTAAAACCAGCTTTTGAAACTCCTCTTAAAGCACCCGCTTCGGTAGAAGGAACTATATATCCAGCTGTATCTCCTGATGCTGTTCCCTTTAATATTCTTAAAAGTCTATGATCTAATTTTGGAACCGCAACAAAAGTTACGTTAATTGGATTCCATTCTACTCTACCAGGATAATAAAAATTATAGTTTCCAAATTTATGTGTTATGTCTGAAACTTTAAAACTTGGCTTATCTACTTTTTTTAGCGCATAAGTATATTGATCACCAGTTCCACCACTCTTAGTTTCGTCTTTAAAATTTGGAATATTCATTTTCCATCTATTTTTTCTTAACGGTTCAACTTGACCTTCCCAGAATGCCATTTTTTTTTCCTCTGTTTAACTTAATTAGATAGAAATTTAATTTTTAATCGTCAAAAGAAGCGCCAGTATTTGTTAATATAAAGTCTACTGCGATAAATTCAATTGCTCTAGCAGGTTTTAAGAATACTTTTGCGTATACTATATTTCTATCTATTAGTTCTGGAGTTGTTGTAGTCTCGTCTAATGTAACTCTATATTCAGTAATACCAAATCTTGATTGAATTCCATTTAGGAAAGGCACTACTTCATTTAAGAATCTTGCCCAAGTTGTTGAAAGGTTAGGATCAAATAAAATTGAGGTTGCAATTCTGCTAACTTCTTTTTTAACATATATCATCAAACGACGTACATTGATACGATCTAGAGCGGTAGGTGTTGCTTGAAGTGTCTTTTGTCCAAACACAACAATACCTTCTGCTGGGAAACTTGCGATAGGGTTAATATTAACTTCATATAGTCTATCACGATCTTTAGAAGTTAATTTACTCTTAACACCTACTACTGGGAATCCAGCTGCACCATTTGATAATCCACCGCGATTAAATCCTGCTGGTGCAAACCATAATTCAGATGCAGTTTCACTACTTCCCATTACACCTAGAGCAACTACAGAAGAAGGAAGTGCTACAAGTGCATTTGCTGCTGTATCTGTTGCTAAAACAGCAGGGAAGAATGTACAACCATAAGAGTTATTAATTCCTCTAGATCTCATCTGTAATACAGCTGTGTCTACATCTGGTTTTACTTCAACATTTGCGCTGTTATATGATTCCCAAGAAGACTTAAAATCTCCTGGGATATCGATAATTGCTAATGCATCACCTCTTTGTTCACATACTTCCATTAATTTATTTGTTAATACTACGTTTTGTACTCCAGGAATTGTCATAATATTTGTTTCTACAACTTCTGGGTCGCTTACGGAATCAATTGCTACTTTTATAGAATTTACAGCATAGCTTGTTGTTTCATCTTTATCAGTACCAGAATATGCTCCTAATGGTCTTCCGCTTCCTTCAGAAAATGGTTCTTTTTCTGTAATATCAAATCCATTAAATCCTCCAAATAGAGGCATTGTAAATCTTGCAACTCTTTGGAAGTTTGTTCCACCGAGACCATATTGTGCTCCTGAGCCGGTTAAGAATCCATTTTTTGCTGTTACAGAAGAACCAGCTAGGCGGCTTCCTACTGCCCAATATGCTGTATTTAAATTGGAACCAGTAACTTCATCTGAGCCTGTGTTAGAAGGACTATTTTTAAATTTAACGTCATCTAGAGAGAATAATGTTGAATAGGTTAATAATCCAGAAGTATCCTCATTGATATTTTGTGGATTAACTCTAACGATATCTGTAAATTGTTGGTCAAATAATTTTGTGCTACCAATCTTGGTCTTTAGACCGAAAAATACTCTGTCAATAGAAGTTGCAGAAGAGTCAACAGTTGAGTCTTCAACAAATGGTAATTCTGGGAATGCTAAACTTGCTGTATAAACAGCGTTTCCACTGATTGATGTTGCAGATGTTAATAGTGAGTTAAAGAACACAGTATTCATAAATACTGGGCCTGCTGAAGATGTAGCAACACTGTGTGTTCCGGTTCCAGATCCAGATACTAAGATTGTATTAAATTTCTTAGGACCATAGAAACCAAATGGTAGTAAGTCCGCTAAATCATCACCAGCGCCTGCATCAATAGCACCATCTACTTCTACACGAACAAATTTTGATAGATTTTGATAAGTTCCGTATTCAATAAACATTTTCTTATCATAATCCCAAGTAGAATAAACATCACCAATTCTTTTAGCGATATAATTTGGAGATACTGGGTTAAGGTTTACATTAGAAAATACTTCTAATGGTTGCATATTTTGATCATCATCATCAACCTTGCGGATCATTACAGTAAATGTACCATATTTTTCATATCTAGTAGGAGATGGTTTAATATCTGTAATTGAAGTTTTGATATTATTTTGATTCCATTCACCTTCAGAAAGACTTACAAATCTAAATAATTTCTGTACTGGATATTCGCCTCTTGAGTTAGGAACAAAGTCTGTATGTAAACCTTTGTGTTGTCCAATTACCCATCCTGAGTTGGAAGATGCTGCATTTTGTCTAAAATTACCACCATCTTTTGCGATAGAATCTGTATCTGTACCTTTTAATGCTACAATTGTTGCTGCATAGCTTTGATTGGTTCCAGCAGAAGCAGTTACTTGTCTAGTAACAAATGTTTCAAAAGATTCACCTAGGAAGTAATCTTTTTTATTACTTGTAGAGTTAATAGCAGAATTTATGGATGCTGGATTTGTGTTAAATACGTTTCTAATAAATTTCTTACTTGATGGATCAAAATTAAAGTTTGTAGTTGTTGTAGCTCCAGCACTGTCAACAACTCTTAGTTTAAACTCCATATTGCCATGAACAGAAGAACGTACCCAAGTTGCACCGCTACCTGTAATACTTTCAGATGATCCTGAAAGAGGAGAACCAACTAAACCAACAGTTCCGTAGTTAACATAAAATACAGCTGCTAAAGCACCAGTTGTAGGTGGCATTGCATAAGTATTAGCAGAAGATGATGTTATACTTGTTACAAATAAACCATAAGCGCCTGCATTTGCAGCAGCAGTTGTAATTGATGTTGGTAGAGCGTTAATTTGCCATCCAGCAAAACCAGTAGACGATGCATATTTATTTTGGAATCCACCCAATCTTACGAATGTTACAGGCCCATTAAAAGCTAAATATGCTTTTGCAGCATACGCACCATATGCTGGTGCTTGTGTTACTGCGGCTCTCCAAACATCTCCATTATAACCACCTGGATTTGGCTCACCAAATACTTCAACAAAGTCTGCGTAAGAATCAACCCTAATAGGTCTCATCATTGGTCCCTTCACGGAACGACCAATAATAGTTGGACCCATTGCTGGTGCTTCGGTTGGTGTTCTAGATTTATCTATTTCTTTTACATATACACCAGGTGATACAAATTTAAATCTTGAGATGGACATACTTTATTTCTCCTTGAGGGATAGAGATTCGTGATAATTTATTATAAATAGTTAACTGTGTTTGCAAATGTCATTTTATTTTGCATTAAACACATTCTCTCTTGCTCTAATACACTTAGCATCAATTTGAAAAGAGGTATCTTGACCGAATAAAACTCTAGACTCATTTAGTGTTACTATTTCGTAGTATAAACCATCATATAGAAGAAAATCTCCTTCTCTTACATATAAATCTTGATCTTCTACTAATCTACGTTTATGAAATTTAACAGTTAATGATATTCTTCTATCGATACCAAATGAATCTAAATTTGTTCCTGAACCTTCCCAAGTTACTAATACAAATACCCTAACAGGCGAAAGAAATGTTTTTTGCATTGCTTCACCATATACTGGGTGGTAATATGTATTTTCTCTGCTAATTGGATAATATATAATTTCTTGACCTATAACTCTTTCCAGAAGTTCATCATTTACCTGTTTTACTAAATTTCTTTCTTTCTGCCCAAGAAATAAAGGTGGGGGAGGTGAATCTGGTGGTATTTCTACTAAATTTTCTTCTTTCTTTTTTCTAGCCATCTTTATACTCCCAATTTATCTATAGCATCTTGAATAATTTGATTATGATCAAAAGCTAATTTGGTTGATAAGGCTTTTTCTACTGAAACCCATCCCGCTTCTTCTGCGTCATCTCTTCCCGCTACTTTTTGATTAATATCTTCCGGTAATAAAACTGCAAATGCAGTAGTTCTTGACCAAGATTCTTCGTTATCTCTAGGATCCCTATTATTTCCTTCGTATTTTCCAACTTGGATCATCGATCTATTTAAAGAAGGAATATATAAACCAGTTTCTTCTGTTAATTCTCTAAAAGCTGCTTGTCTAGCAGACTCTCTATCATCTTTCCATTGTTTTCCTTTGGGCTGATTTGTGTCATGAAAACCACCAGGTAATGCATAAAATCCTGGATACGCTTTACTTGAGGTATTTCTTTTTATTAGTAATATCTTTAGAGTATCGTCAAATTTTTTAAATACAGCTATATCGACAGTTGGATTAGCACCTGGTCTCCAGAATGGCTGTTCATCACTTCCCCAATATTCTACAGGTTTAGATATTTGACCATATGATCTATTCATATACCTTCCAATTAATTCGTAGGAAGAAGGGACTAAAAATACTGCCTGTGAAGACTGTAAAATATGAATATTTGAACCTTTATCAACTACAGCATCGTATCCCATATCTCTTAAAATTTTATTCCATATAATAGTAGATCTTTTTGTATATTGACCAACTCTAGATTGATCTGTTTCTGCTATCGCTTGAGATACCCCCCAAATTTCTGATGCTTGATTGTCATATTTATAAAGATCTGCATTTTGTTTAACATCTTCTACAAACTCTTCAAAATTTTTTCCCACCTTCTTCTTTATACTCTTTTCATATACATCTTTTAAGAAGTTTATATCTTTTGAATAATTTGCATAAGACGATAAATTTAACACTCTATCTGTATTTAATCTTATTAGATTAACATATTTTCTATCATCTCCAAAAAAACGATCTCCAGATACCCAATCTTGCCATAAATCTTTTAAATTATAAGCATAAACGCCAATTGGAGTTGAAAATCTATTATTTGGGTTAACACCTATTTTTTCTAAATCTGTAAAACTGACAAAATAATTATCATCATCAGAAAATCTTTCTAGCCTCTTTAAAATAGGGATATTTACATTCTCTGGCCTCTTTTTCTTTTCTGTAAGAAAATTTCTCCAATTAGAAAATAAATCATAAACTTGTTTTTCTTTAGTCATTTTTTAACCTACAAATATTAAGTTTGGAATAAAAGTGTTAACTTTCTGAGCGTCTTCTGCTATCTTAGCGTTGTCTTCACCGAGTTTAGCATAAGTCATCTCCGCTAGTTGAGTTTTTAATTCTTCTCTTAAATCTTTTTGTTCCTCTTTACCTTCTGCAATTAATTTATCGCCATTTAAAGTTACGCTTTCTCCTGGAATTGGTATAGTACCAAATTTACTTCTAACTTGTCCTAGCATTTCTTTGGAGATAGCTAAGGCAAATCTACGGATCCATTGTTTTCCAATCGAATTAATTTTATCATATGGTAAGTTTTCAAATGGTAAAGTATTCATATTATTGATTCCATCTACATTAGTAGTAGAATTACTCTCTCCAGAATCCCAACCATTTTGCTCTATAGTAAATTCAAACCAAAAACGATTTGCACTGGATGCCTGTGGTACTGGAAATAATCTAAGGACGTTATTTCTTAGTTGATATGACCAGTCGCTAACTCTAGTTTTTATTGCATCTTTATAAGCCATGGCCTGTAATTTATTTTGCCACACTGGAATTATCTCAAATGTACTGTCATCTGCATATTGTCCATAAGTTGAAAGATTTCCTACTACGTTTAATCCTCCGAAATATCCATAAAAATTCCAAGATGCTCCAGCTGTTTTATAATACACTTTTCGTATATTTATACTTTTTCCCTCAATATCCCATCCATATTCATCAGCAGAAGAACTTACTGCATTTATTAGATCATAGTCTTGCTGCCCAGGATTTATATCAAAAGAAGCAGAATATATTGGCTGACCGCTGTTTAGTAATGCCTCTGTTGCTGTAAATAATCCAACATTTTTTGCATATCCTAAACTAAATTTTGGTAATTTTAGGCTGATATTATCGGGTAAATCTGAACCAGTTAATTGACCATTGTTATCAAATGTACCCGTAGCTTGACCTATCAAAAATGGTAATGCATTTTTAGATTGATGTAAGTTTATTAAATAAGAGTATTCTAAACATGCTTCTTCATACGCAGCATGTACTTGTGTTTCCACTAACTCAATATCTAATATGTCTCCACCTAGTTTTTTATATACATACGATACCTGTTCGGCAGATCCACTTTTATATAAACTAATCTGAGAAGAATTCCAATAATCAGAATTTACATAAATGCCAAAAGGAAGTGTTTGTGAAGTTACATTTGAAATACTACCAGTAGATGGTAAAATTACTTTACTCATCATTGATACTGGTGTTAAAGTTGGTAATGACATATTATTTCCTCAGATGCGTTAAATCCTTTCTTATTAAGTAGTTTTATTTAAACGAATAATCAAAAAAAACCCCGCTAATCTTTCGACTAGCGGGGTTCCAATTAACTTATAGGTTAATTAGCCTTGTAGATCTTGTACAACAACTAGGCCGTACATGTCTGGACGAACCATTGCTTTACCATAACGAGTCATAACAGCTTTGCGTGGTGCAAAAGTGTTTGGATCGAAGATGGTTGGGGTGCTTTGTAGTGGTACATATGGAGCATAAACATAACCACTTTCTAGGAAGCTTCCACCTTTACGTCCTACTAAGATTACGTTACGTAGGAAGTATGGATGAACAATGATATCCCATTTCTTGTTTAGATCACCTACTTTAACAGCACCTACTGAACCTTTTTCATCAGTTGCAGTTACTGAAGCGCGGAATCCAGAAGTAAATTCTAGGATGTTTGCAACTTCTGGTCCGCAGACTAAGAAGTTAGCACCACCACGTAGAGTTTTACGGTGGATAGCTGCTGATACGTCGTTGATTGTTTCAACTAGGGTTTCATACCACATTGAAACGTTACCGGTGAAGTCTGGTGGTCCTGCATATGAATTAGCAGTACCAACTTCGGCACCAGAAGAACGATCTAAGAATTTACCTGGACGGCGTGACCAGTATTTGACACCGGCAGTTTGTCCCTTAACTAGATCGTTTAGAATTTCTTGATCAATTTCTAGACCAATTTGTTCTGATAACATAGAAGTTAATTCAACTTCAGCATCTAGGTTGTGGTAAGCATTTAGATCTTGACCTAATTCTGGAGTCCATGCAGCCTTTAGCTTACGAGTACGAGCTGTAATGCTGAATGAATCTACTTTTAGCTCTACTTCTGGGATTGCTGAAGAGCCTTCAAATGTCCATGGAGATGTACCAGCTAATGCACCTAGAGCACTTGCTCCTACGTTAGCTAGATTATCTTTAATTGGGAAGGTTACAACAGCTTGTGAAGCACCAGAGAATAGGTTTGCTTTTGTTGGAGAGGTAGAGGTAGTAGCTACTACGAATGATACTGTACCAGCTGCCTTGTTTACTGTTGTTAGACGGCGAATTACTTTTGCACTTCCACCTAGAGCACCACCACCTGTGTAATCTCCAGCTGAATCAACTGCAGATGAACCAGTTACCAATGATGCAGCAAATACGTCTTGTTCTGCAATCAAAGCAGCGGCTCCACCGCTAAATCCTAGATCAGAAAGATTAAATGTTACAACAGATGCTGAAACATATGGAGTTGCATCTCCACCAGCTAATAGATCTGCATCATAACGAATTGCAGATAATTGAGCGGCAGTTGCATTTGCTCCCTTGCTTTCTAGATTGAATGGAGTTGCTACTGTTACGCTAGCAGTTGCAACTGATTTTGACCAACGTGATGTGTTGTAACCGTTAGCTAAGTTGTAGAAACCTTTTTCAGCATAATCTACACCATCTACACGTACACCACCAGTGATTTCAACACCTAGACGATCACCGAAGAAAGAGCTAGATGCTGGGAATACAACGTCACCTGTGCTACCTACGTTAGTTCCTCTACGGAAGTCCATAAAGAATACTAGACCTGATGGTAAGCTCATTGGTTGTACTGAAACTAGATCATTTGCGATCAAGCCAGCAAATACACGACGGACGATTGGGAACGCAACAGCGGCAAAGCCTTGTACGTCACCTGCAGCCATTGTGGTTGCTTCTTTTAGTAATTCAGCAGCTTGGTTTTCTAACAAGCGTGCCATTGTGCTCTTTTGACGAGCAGATGATAGTCCTTCTAATAGACCACTTTTTTCCCATTTAGAAACTAGAGTTTCAGTTTCTTTTAGTAGGTTTCTTTCTACCATACCTTCTGTTAATTTTTCTAATACATTATTACCCATTTGAGTCTCCTGTGAATGATATTTATCTAATACCAGCTAACGCTTTCATGCGATCTGCCATTAAAGAATCTAAACTCGCTGGTTGTTTAGATCTTGTTAAGAAAGGCGTTGATCCACGATTGATTGCTTCGCTTAGTGATTTTGGTGTTTTTTCTTTAACACTCTGCACTGTGCTTTGAAGAGTTTCGTAGATTGTTTTTGCCTCTATAACACTTTCAGCCTTAGTAATGTTTTCGACAATTTGAGATTTTTGTCGCTCATTCAAGGAGACATTACTTAGAACTTTATTCGTGTACAACAATTTAGCATTTGAAATATTGATCTTATCTAATTGATCCTTTAAACTATTAACTGCTTCTAATAATTTTTCGTTTGTAGAGTTTAATGAATCAGTTTTTTCTTTTTCTTTAAGAAGCTTTTTATCCATAATTTTTAAAGATTCTTCTAAGTCGGAAAGATTCTTTTTAGCATATTCCCTTCTAGAAACTTCTTTATCGCCTCTAGCTTTTGCATAAGCTACTTTTTTGGATTCTCTTTCTTCTCTTTTATTTGTTCCCATATATCCATCTGGAACATTTTCCATGTCAACCATTAAAGACTCTTCTAGTTCTAGAAGCTCTTCTTCTGTTAACTCTACTTCTTCGTTTACATCGGAAGCAACAGGTGCAGATTCTGCTGGTGATTTTTCACCTTTCTCTTTTGCAATTTTTTCAGCTTCTGCTTTTGCAGCTGCTCTTGCTTTATCACTCTGTTGTTGAATTCTTGCTGCCTCTTCTCTTTTTTTAGATGCTTGCATTGATAAATCATCTGCTGCTTTATTAGATGTTTCAACATCTTCATCTAATTCAAGTTCAAGTTCTAACTCTTCCTCTTCTGCTTGAGATCTATGATAAGAAGTACCAGGATTATCATAACTTTCTTTAAATTTAATTCTTAAAGCCTCAGCCATTGGTTGTGGTTCTGCTGCTGGTGCTGGTGCAGTAACCGCAGGAGGAGAGGAAAGCATTGTTACTTGTGAAGTCGATGGTTGTGCTTTTAGCTGATCAAAATTAATTGTTATTAATTCGTCATCATCTCCATCTAAATTAAAAAAGGCTGTTTTAACATTTTTAAATGGATCTTTTTTATCCATACCAATACCTGTTCCTGTTGCCATCGGAGTAACTGGTGCAGGAGGAGTTACTGTTGGACCTGTTGGATCCGCAGCATTAGCAGACGCAGTTTCTTGATCAACTTCTGCTGGTGGAGGGGTTTCTTCCTCTTGTTCTAGCAATTTTTCAACTTTTTCTTTAAATTCTTTCGAGTACTTCTCAATTAGTGAAGCTTCAGCACTTTTCATTGCTGTTTCTCGGAGAGCAGCTGCATCTATAATTGCTTGTTCTAACATTGTTGACATTAACTATTCTCCCAATACAGGAATACTTTATACTTTTTAATTAATTAGTGTAATACAGAACGAAATGACAAAATATTATAATTTAAATATTATTTAAATCATTTATCGGCTTTTTTTCTTCTTAGAATCCGATTCAATCTCTGAATTTAACTCTAAATTATAATTTTTTGCATTTCTTTTATATTTACTTCTTTTTAGTCGTTCTTTTACACTTTTTTTAACAAATCTTCTTGTATATGAACATTCTTCATAAAGATATTGTACTAAAGATTCCTTGCTACACTCCTTAAGAAACTTTTTAATTAATATATCCGTAGATTCCTGAGAAGGGCTTACACCTTGAGGTAATCTTACCTCTAATAATACTGCTCTAGACATTTTTTACCTATTTCTCTTTCCCTCGAGTAATTCGAGTTGTTGATTCCATGAGTTTATCATGTTTTTGTCAAATAATTTATCAACATTTACACCTTCTTGTCCTTTTGCTTCCACCGAATCTATATCCTCCGTCCCAGCAAAAGGATCAAATCCTGAAAATGATGCTGCTTTTTTAACTTCCTGTATTGCTTGCTTTTTTTCCTCTACAGATTCTTTTTGTAGAGATTTAATAACAGATTTTGTTTCTGGCATTGGTCTTTTTTGTATAGAATTTTGTGTCTGTTGAGAACTTTCATTCAAATTATGCTCTTTTAACATACGTATTAAGCCTTCTTGAAGCATTATTTCATGCAAACACTCTTTAATTAGTGGCTTAATTATTGATTTCATTTGCTTTTTTTCTTCTTTATTCATTTTAACCTCTATTTTTTTATAATTAGCTATCTTCCTAAATAAAATCCTGTTATCATAACAGATATAATAAAACTTGTTGCAGATATCGATGAAAGACCATCACGAATAAGTGGGTTATCACCGGGCAAAAGATAAGGATTAGCAGATAATGTTGGAATCCACCAACTACCTACAGTTCCATTTCCTGGGCTTAACCAAGTTACGGCACTGGTATCGACATGGATTGTATTATTTGTAGAAGATCCCCTCATGCGAAAATTTCTATTACTCCCTGACCATCCAACTTGTGATACAAGTCTATATCTTACATCTGTAATAACAAATCTTCCAAAGTGAAGAGAAGTTCTTATTGATGATACAGTATATTCTGTTTGTGAAGCTGGTGCGTTAATATTACCAACCAAGGTAACTAATTCAGAATTTCTAGTAGAGCCAGAAGCGGTTGGTTGAAAATTTAATAATGTTCTATATGACATATTTTTAATCCGCGTAAGATTCATATCCAACTAAACACAAAGTACCCGTTAGCTGACCACTAAATGGATTAGAATTAAATCTAAAATAGACATTTTGTGCCGACGAAGAGATCGCTAAATCATTTGAATTTGCATTAACGAAATTCTGAATTGTAACACAATTTGTTGCTCTAGAAACAACGTCTATAGCGCCGCTTGTTATATAATCACTGTAACTAATTGCAGAATTATATCCAAGATTATAAGTTACAGAAGAACCAAAGCTACCAGCATAAGTATCATAATGTATGATTAATGTTAATGGTATAAATCGATTTGTACTTTTTGAAACATTAAATGGAACTAGGGGATAAATAGACCCAACAGAACTACTAAAAGTAGTTTTATATACTTTTATAGTGTCGAGCGTTTCAAACTGATTTACAGAATAGGTCATACTAATACCCCAGTTATATAAACTCTTATTGTAACAGTACCAGATCCAGCAGAAAAAATTAATCTACCGATCATACTTTCTCCCCTTCCAAAAGATGTTCTAGAAATAGCTGATGCTGCTATGATTCTATTGGCCCAAACTGTTGCTGCGCCTACAGATACAGCAGCAGACCAATCAACATAGGCGCTACCAACTTTTCCAAAAGACAATGTTACTGTTGCTGGATTTGCTATAACATATGTTGCTATGCTATATGGAACAAATCTTCTATTTGGATAATTATTTGTAAATATTGTATTGTTAGTTGTAGCAGTATTTGAAAATTCTGATGCGTATGTTATAATCTCTTCAGATAACTGTCTAGAACTACCATGATGTGTAAAAGGAATCATATTATTAACCAGTTCGTGTTATCAGATAAAAATGTATATGATGTATACTGACCGTTTATAAATACACCAGTTGTTGATCCATCTATTCTTGCGGTAGAGGATGTAACAAACACTGAAGAAGTATGAAGATTTTTAATAACTAATACAGTTCCTAGATTATTTGCTGCATCTGGAAGCGTACCTGTCAATGCACTTCCGCTAAACGAAATAACATAATCACTTGATGCTGTGAGAGTATAATTATTAGTCTTGGCAGAATAAGCAATTTTAACACCACCATCAAATTCTGCTTGTGTCACAACATGTAAGTTACTTCCAGTTAAACCAATTGATGCAGAAACTGTTGTGCCTGAAAATGTGCCTCCACTAAATCCAGTAGAAGCTGTAACTTGTGTTCCGCTAAATGATCCGCCACTAAAACCAGTAGATGCAGTAAGCGTTAAATATGTAGAATCAACATTAGTTCCATAAGGATTAGCTAATATACCACTACCAGTTAAATTTCCTGCAATATATATTGATGCAGGAGGAACATTTGTTAAATTTGTTGCATCTCCATATAAATAAGACGCTGAAACAATACCAGATGCAGTTATATTTGAAGCCGTTACATTTGAAGCGGTCAGATTTGAAGAAACTGCTAAAGATCCACTAACAACAACGCTTCCTGTGTAAACTTCCAATATATTACTTCTTGCATTATCTGCAGTGCCATTACCAACAAGCATTAATGCAGTTGAGCTTGTTGCATTATATTTGCCTTGAACGTGTTGATGGCTTGCAGAAGCAATTGTCCAAAGACCTTCTGCGTGAGAATAATTTGCTGATGCTGTTGTCCATTGTCCTTCCGCATGTGAAGCAGTTGCTGATGCTAATGTACCGCTACCTTCTGCGTGGGCATAAAATTGAGTTGCTCTGGTTACATATCCTTCGGCGTGTGCGGCCCAATTTGTTGCTAATGTACCGTCACCTTCGGCATGTGCATTTGAGCCATTACCAGAACCTATATTAGTTCCCTGAGAAAAACTTCCATTTACAGATAATTTTGCAGTGGAAACTGTCAATCCGATCATGACATTTCCAGCAGCATCAATAATAAATGGAGTTGCATCTGGGTTTGTTGTGTCTTCAATTCTTACCGCATCTCCAAGTCCTCTTTGTGTAACTCTTAATGCGGAATTTGAAGAACTTACATCAAATATATTATTTCCACTTCCGCTAGTATAAAATCCTTCAGAAGAAGTTATTTGAGAGCCGCTTATAACAGAGGAGACATACAAAGACCCAGTTACTGTTTGATTAGCACTAAAAATATTAGCAGTTGCTAATCTAGCATATGATGCCGTTAGATCTGTTTTTAAACCAAACGAACTGGATACATCTAAACTCTTAGCATAACTAGATAAATTAACTGCAGTAGCGGGAATATTAGTTAATTGAGATCCGTCGCCACTAAATCCAGTAGAGGCAGTTATCTGAGTAAAAGAAGATGGCGCGGAAGCAGTTAAGCTACCAGATACTTTTAGTCCTGGGAATATTTCAAGTTGATCATTTGTGGCATAATATCTAACATATGCCATTTCGCCTAATGGACCTTGGGTTGGATCTCCGACTGCTCCACTACCCCATAATATACCAGATCCATCTAGAGTAGGATGATCGACAGCGCCACTTAAAATTATTATATATTTATCACCGATTTGTAGGGATGTTTGGTTGACTGTTTCAAGTAATCCAACGCTTGCAGTACCATTAATTCTTACATCTCCGCTAATAAATGCGCTAGATCCCGTAAATGCGCCTAAAGTATTAACTCCAGTAAATGTATTATTAGCAGATAGTCTTGGAAAATCAGAGCTATCATATCCATCTAACTTATCTGAATCTAGAGCATAAGATGCGGTTCCAAACAATCTACCATAATAACCAATAGAAGCAGTATATGAACTACCGGTAAATGAGCTAGCTGTTACGTATTGACCTGCTCTAAATTGATCACTATATGTCATTCCGTTTACATAAAGTGCAAACGAAGGAGCAATAATAGACGCAGAATTTACTAATATACCAACCCCACCCTGTTTATCAATTAAAAATCCAGTACCATCAGGTGATGTTTGATCTTCTGCAAAAAAAACAGGACCAGTTCCAAGTTGATTAATTTTTAATGCTGGTGTAGTTGAATTTACATTAATACTTTGAGTGTTATTAAAGTTGTAACTACCACTTAAATTTTTTGTATTCTTCCACAATCCATCAGTATCACGAACCAATAAATCATAGTTTTGCGGCGAGGAATCAATAACATCGTGCAATTCGCCTATTTCGTATCCATTTTGAATTTTTACGAAAATAGAACCTACAGAGGAGTTACCTTGTCTAATAACCTGTCCAACTATAACTAAATGATTTGGAGCAACGGCTTTAACATTAGAAAGTCCACCAGATCCAGAAAGATATAATATATCCCCAGAATTAAATCCGTTTGTGTCGATGCCTTCAACAAGCCCAGATATAACTACATAACCTTCTCCACCTTGAAGAATATCATTATTTGTTATGCCAAGCGTATTTGCTGATAAATAATCACTTGTCCAATCCGCAGCAATAATTCTTGGAACTGGTTGATTGTTTGAACCAGTTAAATGAACTACAGTGCCTTTTGGAATTGTTACGCCAGTATTGTTATGTGCGCGTGTTACAACTTGTTGTCCAAGTTTAATGTGAACATTTGGAACTTCTGTCCATTGACGTAATTCATAACTTGCTGAATCTTGCCAAACAATTCCTCTATCTTGCGTTGGAGCAGTTGTAAGAGGAACAAAATCAACATAATCAAGATTTGCTCCAGAGCCGGTATAATAAGAGGCGGTTACTGTTGTAAATGTTACATCATCTTTTGTATTTAATGGATCGCCAGATGTTCCACTACCTGTTATATTTCCAGTAGTATATATTGTACCAGCACCACCTGAAGAACTTATAGCATATTGATCTCCAATTTGATTTATGGTAATGTTTGTGCCAGCTAAAAATACCGATCCTACATCTTGATTAAAATTATCTATATTAGAAGCTGTTAAACTATTTATTAAGCGACCACTACCGCTAAAAGAGCCAGTAATTCCCAAAGACGAACTAATGCTTCCGGTAACATTTGCGCTACCAGAAACATTAATTGATCCAGATATATCTAAATTATTTAAAGTTCTAACATTTCTCATTAAATTTATCCGATTCCAGCACTACCAGAGTAAGAATCTGTTAATTTATAACCAGATATACCAGTTAATTCTGCAGCAACATATGATCCACTGCAAACATTAGTAGCGTCGTGACTTAATAGAAAAATTCTGTCAGTTCTAACTCTTAATTCAACATAGTCGTTGTTTTTTCCAGAATTTGTATGAGGTTCAACTAACCAATAATTACTTCCTTTTACTCCGTTGGCACTAAAACCTACTCTTAATCCATAATTTGAATCGTTGTTATGAACTTTAATCATTTGAGTTACGGAAGGAAAAATTAATTCTAAAGGAACTGCGCCTGCTGATGCACTAGGTGCAGACATTGAAGCAGTAACATATGGGATGCCACTTATTGTATAATTTCCAACGTTATGTAACCCCGCATTTAAAGTATTATATCCACTCATTTATTATTTCTCCACTATATCATTTAATAATCTGTTTAACCTATCTGCTTTGCTAAATATTTCATTTATGTTACGTTTTTTATTCTCACTCATCATAAATGCACCGGGAGTACTTGGTTCTTGAACGAAATCAAAGCATATTAATTGAAAATCATCTTCTACTATTGTTTTACCATTATCTTTTCTAGTAGATCCCAAACCGCGAGAACTGATTCCTAATTTAATTCCACCCTTTACAAGAGATTTAAGAATATTACCAGATGGCGTATCTAGTACCTTTACTTTTCCCATAACAGAATTTCCTTCCCACCAGCACTTTGTTACAACATGAGAAACATTTTTTAAATTAATTATAGAATCATCAGGGTGATCTAACTCTCCTAACGCTCTATGATCTTCAACCATTTTTTGATAATTATCTATTTCTCTTTTTAGGATTTTTTCTGGATATATTCTTCCATTTCCATTCTGCTGATCGCATTTTTGCATAATGCCAGTAAGCATAACACCACCAGATTTAACAAATATTTTTTCTTCTTCTGTTAAAAGATCGGGACAGTATCCACCTTCACATAATTCATAAAATTCTCTTAATAGCTCTTTTGACATTTTATTTTACCTTGACTCCCAAAGATTGTAACCATGGTTTTAGAGCCGCATATTGAGGGTGTTTTGAAGTAAATAACATATCAGCGAAAGATTGGACCACTGGTAAACCTGCTGCTGGTAATCCACCTGCAGTTGGTTGAGCGCCAACTGGTGCTGCAGCTGTTGCCGGAGCAGCTGCAGGAGCAGCAGGAGCGGCAGGAGCAGCAGGGGCAACCTCATTCATCTCTTCTTTTACCTCTTTTATTAGTTTTAAAATTTCAGATTTAGAAATATTCATTTTTTTACCTCGATTAGTTACAGCCCTCTAGATTTTTTCTCTAGAGGGCTATATCTAGCTACCTGCACAACATCTACGAACTGGTTGTAACATATATCTACGTACAAATGTTACTTCTTCTGTAAGACGCATGATTTTCTCCTTTGCTAAATTATAAATAGTGTTCATTATTCATTTTTTCTTACTATTCTGAATCCTTCATCTAAAACTATTTTACTTAAAAAGTAAGAAGTACCAGATGAGACACAACCAGCTAAAAAACTGCCAATAATTATACTATCAAATATATTTTTATTTAATAAATACATTAAAAAATTTACAACTACTCCAACCCAAAAACCAGTACACATAGTACAGTGAAAAAAATGATGTTTTGGTCTTATTTTTTCAAATATCTTGCCATATACAAGGGTCATTGTCATTCCGTAACAAGCTAGAATAAAAATTAATAAATTCATGTATCCTCTTAGTAATTGTAACGATAAATTCCGCGAGTTGGAAAACCGTATTTTGGAATAGATCCTTTAAATGGTTCTTGAGGAATTTCTCCAAGTTCAGTTGATTCTTCTGTATCTGGATCTAGCAAAGATTTTTCCATTTCTTCTTCATAGGCTTTTTCATAGGCAATAGTAGGACGTTGTTGTTCAATATAATCAGCTAAGTTATATATAACAACCTGTAATGGATCTTCTCCACCAGCTGCCTGCGCTGGATATGTTGCCTGAAGTGATCCAAAAACATTTCCACCAGAAATCGCATCAGCAGAAATAACACCCTTTGATGCTAGTTGTTTAAAAATTTCTTCTTGTGTATGATAGACATAATCATTTTGCTGTTCTTTTGGTAAAAGAAGAATTTTTTGTTTTTGTGGCATTACAACAATATCCACTTCTGGGTGTTCCCTCATAATATAATCGCCAGAGAGAGTTTTTGCGATTTGCATTTCTTTCTGAATACCAGTTTGTTTATCTTTAATTTTAATTGTCAACATTAGTTATTTACCTCATGCACAAGTTGTTGGACTTTTAAAATCTTCTCTAGCATATCTTTTGTTATTTCTCTGGCGTCTTTAAAATCATTTAGGAATTTATTGACTTCTTTAGCTTTAAATTCCATATTTTTATCACTTTTAATCTCTTCGGAATTTAATGCTTTCCTTATTCCCTCTTTTAGTCTCTCTAGTTCTTCATTTAGAAAAATTTTAAGTTCTAGTCCGTTATCTGAAAAAGAAGAGACATATCTTGTAAGTAGTTCCTTTTGTTCTATTAATAAGTCAGAATATTTTTCATTAAATTTTCCAACAAAAGACTTATAAACAATATTATCTACCGGTCTTAGATCTTCTTTGATATTGGAAGTTTTAATTTCATTGACTATCGTTTGTTCTAGAAGAATTTTTTCTTTTATAGGTGTGCTTGGGTTAAAAATTTGTGCTATCGTAGCTATATTTTTATAATTTGGAACGAAATGATTATAAACAGAATGACCTATCTTTTTATTTATTTTATTTATAAGAGTGGATTGTTCATTAAATATATTTTTCTTATCTAATTTATCGTGTCTGTTTTTTACTTCTTGTAAATATCTATCAGCCAATTTCTCTTCTATTTTTTTCTCTAAAGCTTTATATAGTTTTAGTTCTTTACCCATTTCGGTTTGTGGATTAAAATATTCAAAGATAACAGCTTTAACGTACTCTGCATGTTTTAAATTTTCGTTTAAAATTGCTACTGTTGCTTCTCTAGAGAGTACCTCAAAAAGAAAAGCGGTATTTCTTTTCTTATTATGTGCCATTTTTATTCCTCGCTTTTAGCTTTTTTAAATAAAGCTGTTTCTAAAGATCTTAGTTTCTGATCTACTTCTAATAACATTTTTTCATCTCTATCATAAATATTAGTAACTTCTTCTCTTATACCTATAGAAAATGTGTCTAAGTCGCTTTTTCCTGCAAAAATACTTCTTTCGGTAGCGCCGGATACTGATTCTGGAGTATGAGTAGTTTTTGTGTGTCTAGTAAAAGCTCCTCTACCTCTCATATCGCTAACTACTGGCTTATACCATTTTCCTTTTGAGCCGGGCGTTAAATGTGATCCATCTTTTCTTTTAGCAGGTGCTGCTAGTAGCGTAGATTCTTCGCCACCCCCTTCAGGAGCGGCTTCTGGGGCGGCTTCTGGAGCTGCCCCGCCTTCTGGCGGCATTCCTTCAGCTGGTGGCGCTCCTTCTGCTGGTGCTGCACCTAAGTCACCCATTCCACCTCCACCACCCGCTGCTGGCGCTGCTGCTGCATCTGGTTGAACAGATTCAAGATTTTTTGCAAATTGAGTATCATACAATAAATCTCTTTGAATTCTAACAAGCTCTCTTTTATTAATTTTAAATACATTATCAAAAATCCATCTCTTACTAAATCCTTGCTCTTTTGCAGTACCAGCAATCTCTAATTGAGCCTTAAAGTGTTCAATTTCTTGAAGTTCTGCGATTCTTGAAGGATTGTTTAAAGATAATTTAAATTTTACAAGATCTTCGTTTCTAAATCCTAGAGTATATAAGTGAATCATACCAATTTTTTCTAATTCACTAATAATGGTTCTCTGTAATCTTTGGATTGTGCGAGCAAAACGAATATCTTTTTGTGCAAGAGTGCTTTTATCTTCTGTTGCACCTTCGCCACGGGCAAGGTATGCTTGAGGGATTTTAATAGCAGAAAATAGCTTGTCTCTTAGATATTTAATATCGTCAATTGCGCTAGTGAATTGACCACCTGGTAAATTTTCTATCTTTGTACCAGTCTGTTGACCGCGAACAGGGATATAAAAGTCTTCATCAATACTCATCGGATTATAACGAAGATCAACACGCCCAGTTGAAGGATCAACTATTTGATTACGCTTCATTTGCGTAATAATTTTTTGCATATACTGCTCTATTTCTTGAGGAGGAATATTTCCAGTATCAATATAAAATACACGGCGTTCTGGACTTCTTACAACACGATATGCCATCATCGCATCTTCCATAAGAGTTAATTGACGCCAAATACGACGTGCTGGCTCTAAGATAGAAGTTCCATATGGACTATATTTATCTTGCCCTAAAATTCTAAAGTGAGCAATTTGCCAGTTTTCAAAAGTCATACCAGCACTATTCCATTGAAATTGAACATAATTTGCGTTTGTTTCATCTTGTCCTTCCAATCTTTCTACCTCTGGGGAAGGTAATCCTAAGACGCTTTTAACACCAAGTTGTTCATCTATATCAAGATAAAGGAAAAAATCTCCAAATTTAACCATAGTCCTGCACCAACCAAATAAGTTTGATTCAAGATTTAGAGTGCTGTAATATAGTGTATTTAATATTTGTTTTATTTCGTCATTTTGACAATCAATGTTAATAACTTTTCTAAAATGATTACTTGTTGTCATTTCATCAGCATAAATATCAAGTGCAGATGCTAATTCTGGCATAAATTCCATTTGATCAAAGTCGGAATACCTTTCTGCGCGACTTTGATTTGCCATAATATTACTTTGTATGGCTTCAAAGGGATTATAACTTTTCTTTTTAAAACTTTGTCCGCTGGCAGATGTAAATTTAAAACGGTCTAGATCTCTTCTTTTAAATCTTAATTGTGAAGTAGATCTAAAATTAGATAAAGGACCGGAAAAAAGCCTAGTTAATCCCAAATATAGAGGTGATTCACTATTTCTAGGATTTTTTTCTGTTTCTGTTTTTTGAATTTTATTTCTATTACCGTTATCTGCTGCCATTTATTTATCCTTTTATTACCCATGAATAATTTTTATAGACTTCTGCTTGTTTTGACATATCCTGAGACTTTTCATATCCTCTCATACCCTGTATGGAAGAATTAAAAGTGTTTCTGCTAGTAAAAATTGAATTCAAGAATACCTTAGAATACTCTAAATTTCTGTCGTTGTTAATTAAAGCAGTATCTCTTACCCAACAAGCTATTGCCATTGCCATAACTAAATCATCATTATACCCTTTTTGTGCCTCTGGTTTTCCATTGTGCCAAATAAAAGTATCTAATTCATTAATTAGTCTTTGAGAATTGATTTTTAGTAACTTGTTTCTTACAAATTCTTCCAATTTAGCAATTATTAAAGGTCTAGATTTCATGGTCGTAGAAAACCCAGGTACAGAATTACTAGTGTAGGAAGCTTCTGTAGAATCTAGAAAATCACCACTACCTTTTGTTGAATAATATATATTTGGGTATGACATTTCTATTAATTTAGTTAATACAGCAAATCCAACGTTATTATTTTCCACTACTATCATACAGTTACCGTATTCTCTTCCTGTGTCAAATAATAATTTAGAAAAACTATCAATATCTATTTTTCCTTGGTATTCCGCAACTTGTTCCATTGTCCTAGTGTTGATAACGTGGAATACAGAAAAATCGCGCCCGTCACCCCTAGCAACGTCAGCAGAGAGTACATAAGAGCCTCCATTATTAAACTCCTCCCAAACGTAATAATTTCTATCAACCCAAGTTTTATATTTTGCTTCCTTAACTAATTTTTTAAGAGACTCCAGATCATGAGGAGCTATTACTGTCTCTCCAGATGCATTAAAATTACATTCATATTCTTGCGCTATGTCTCTAGAAGACATATTTTTAGTCATGTTTTTAAACCATGCATCGTCATATTCTGGATGTACGTTCCATGGTAATTTAGAACATTTAAAATTATTTGCGTGACTTTCAGCTTCGACGTAAGTTTTATGAAACCAATTTCCTACACCATTTGGTGTAGATAAAGCAATACACCTACCTCCAGTGGATACTGTTGGATATAAACCAGTCCAAAGTTCGTCCATATCATCAACGTGTGCAGCTTCGTCTATTACAAGCAAAGACAATGCTTGACCACGACCAGCATCTTTTGATGTTGGAGTTCCTTGTATTTTTGAACCATTACTTAATTCAAATTTAGTTTTATTATTTGTTTTAACGGTTGCAATTTTTAACCAATCAGGAACAGATTGAATAATATCTCTAACTTTATCAACTATTTCTATGGCAGTATGTAGTTTTGTTGCCATAACAAGAATATTTTTCTCTTTATAAAACAACATCATCCAAGAGATATAACCAGAAACAATGGTAGAAATACCAAGTTGGCGTCCCTTAAGGATGATGTTGTATCTATAATCGTGAAAATCTTTTAAAAGAGTTTTTTGAAAGTTATATGTCTTAAAAGGTATTATTCCTCTTTCTTGATGAACAATTCTTGCATAGTTATCTAAGAAGTAAGCTGGATCTTTTCCACACTTTACTATCTCTCTTGTAATCTCCTGTTTAGATAACTCATAAGACATTTAACCACCTATTTTTTAATATTCATTAGCCAACGTTTTGCTACGTCTTCAAAAGAAGCATTGTCTGCTTCAATCTTTTTTTGAATTTTTAAATCTTTTAGATTACCAATTTCATAAGCTTGATTTGCCGTTACAACAGCTGTTCTACGATTTACTGTCTGAACAAGAATATTAACATCTCCATACTCTGTTAAGGATAGAGAACCTTTTGTAACTTTTTTATATTCTGTCTTGATAAAATTTGAAATTTCTTTCATAATATGACGAATATCTGTTTCAAAATTTTTATCATGAATATCGCAAAGAGGAACTTCGCTATTGTATTTAACGATTAATTTATCGTTCATAAATTGAATTCCAAAACCATCCATAACTCTTCCGTCGTAAAGAGAAACACCCTGTACAAGATCTTCCATTTCTCTTCTTAGGCCAATTTTTGCTCCACCATGATGTTTAGCGTGGACAGCTTGAGAAATTCCATTTACTACTTCCATGACTGTTGCCATTTATTTATCCTCTATTTTACATAAGTAACACTTATAACAAGCATTAAATTTTTTTATGTAAATATCATCTCTTCTATCGAATGAATATTTTTTACAGATTTTACAATTTCTATCTTCTTTGTTCATTAAAACATTTTTTGATACCATTATTCCGTCTACTTCTATTCTTTCTTTAGAGTCTTGAGATACATATTCTTTTTTTATTACTGCTTTTGTATCTTCTATATAAGTTTTTTCTTTTTCTTCATCCCAAAAATGCTTAGGATTCATAGTGGCAACTTCGCCATATTTTTCTTTTATAGCTTTTTCTAAAGCTTGAATATATTTTATATCCATTATCTACGATAACCATAAGGTAATAGCGAAGGATGACGAATAATTTTTTGTTGTCTTCTAGGGTTTATATATTTTTTAGATTCCTGTAATTCTTCATCTCTGGAATCATTTCTGGCGTATGGATTTCTGTCTTCATCATCGTCAGAATATGCTGGTTGTTTTGGAGCAGCAGAAGGTTCTTCGCCTAAATCATCTAAACCTGTTAATAGTTTAGACATATCCATTTGTATATTTTTGGAAGAAGCCCAAGAAGCAACTTTTTGTGCTAATGCTTCTACCTGTTCCCTAGATTTTAGACCAGATGCTTTTGCAAATCCAACAAAATTACTTAAATCTACTTCTTCTTCCTCTTTTGGTTCTTCTGTAGCTGGGGCGGTTGGAGCGGTTGGTTCAGCTTTTGGGGCTTCCTCTTCATCGTCTTCTATTGTTCCACCTAGTGAAGCAGAACTTGGTCTTCTTTGCGGGGCTGCACCTTGAGCAGCATCTGCTTCTGGCTCTGAATATTGTGGTTGAGCCATAGATGCGCCCGGTGCCGCAGGAGCAGCAGGAGCGGCAGAAGATGTTGGGGCTGCAGCCGCTGGTTTTCCTCCTCTTCTTTGTGCATCTAAACCAGCTTCCGTATTTTTAATATCGTCTGCTACGTCTTGTAATTCACCTTCTTCAACATGTTTGCTTTTTTTGACAGATCCATATCCTTCTGTCATAACAAATTTTCCATTTACGAATTTAAAAATATTATTTGGCATTTTATTTTTTCCCAATTCTTCTGCGGTTAGTAAATTTTTTGCTTTCAGAAACACCAGTAACAGATCTTAATTTATCACTTCTTACGTCTGTTGCTTTTTCATCAGCAGAGCCAGCAATAATACTAGCAAATTTAAACCAATTTCCATCTTTATCAAATAAGTCTTTTAATTCTGGTAGTTGTGCATATAAACTTCCAGATCCTTCTTTGCTTGCAATAATTGACATCATATCAATATTTTTAATTCCATCAACAACACTAGACATTTCTGCTAGATGTGTTTCTAAAGCTTCTGCAAATTTAGGACTTCTTTCTACCTCTTCTGCATGAGTTTCTCTAATGCTAGCGTAGGCATCTATAATAGCTTGTAACTTATCTGCAATAATTTCTGAAGGTTTTGGATCCATTGCAGCTGCGGCTTCTGGGTCTTTTACTTTTTCAGTTAGATCAGATACAACTCTTCTAAATTCATTTCTAGCCTCTGAAACGTCTTCTAAATATTTTTCAAAATCATCTTCTGAGATTTCTAAAGGAGGATCGCCTTCAAGAACTAAAGAAGTACCGGGTACAGCTTCCGCTTCTCCAGCTGGTGTACCAGATTCGTCGCCACTACCAGATAAATCACCATCAAGTTCTCCACTAACTTCACCATCTGCCGCTGGGCCGTCTTCTCTACCAGCTAGAGCAGCTGCGGGATCTCCAACTTCTGGTTCTCCTTCAGAACCGGCGTCTGGGGTGGCTCCATCAGCACCGGCAGGTGCTGCGGCTGCTGGGGTGGCAGGTGCTTCGGTAACGCCAGCAGCGGCGCGTAGACCTTCATCAGCTCTTTCAAAAACTTCACTAGTCATTCCAAGCCATTCTCTTAATTTTGGGAATAATTTCAACAGAACACCCATAATTAGAGCGCCAATACCAACAGAAAGAGGATCTAAAAATTCTCTAAGTGGCTTTAAATGTTTTTTCTTAATTGGGGAATTTTTTCTTTCCTGTAAAACTCTACGTCTGATTATAACTCTCATAAAATTTCTCCTAGGTATTTATTTTATAAATAGTCTTTTGCTAATTCAATGGCATATTATTTATTAGCAATAATAAATCCAAAAATTATTCCGGCTCCAACACCAGCAGCTACATATCCAACTGTTTTGATATTATTCCAAAAAGCCTCTGATTTATAAGAATCAATGACTCTTTGTTTAGCTAATAACTGTTCTTCAAACATTTCTCTTTGTATTTTTAATTCTATTTGTTTTGACTCGTTACACTTTTGAAGATCTAATTTTATTATAGAAAGTTCTCTTTGTTTATCTAATATAGCTAATTTAATTTTTTCATCTATGGCAAGGTATAAATTTGCCATACCAGGTTCAGAGAAGAAAAAACCATCAGTTTTTACGCACTCACCTGCTGGTAGGTATTCGTAATCAGATGGTTTATCTTCTGCATAAGCTTTATTGGTTGATACAAAAGTAAAAATCAACAATATAAGTACTGATAATATTTTATTTTTCATTTGATTTTCCTTTAGTGCCAACTAAGGCATCAAATTCTTTAATAAATGCTCTAACATCTTTTTTTATTTGTTCTGTTACTTTAGTTTGTTTCTGTATTTTATCTATCAATATCTTACTTTTTTCTAATTCTATCTCTAAATCTACTATTCTTTTTTTTAATTCCGTTTCTTGATCTAATTTTTCTGTTTCACACTTTAATTGTATTTCTGCTACAGTTTTTGCATTTCTTTCGTAAACTTCTTGCATTTTTTTTGATGTTTGATTATTTATATACTTTTGAACAGATGTAATTAATATTACACATAGTAAAAATACCCCAGAAGCTTTTAAGAATAGTTTCCAATTAATAGTAATCATTTTCCTGCGCCTCTCCATTTAATAGCTATGTCGGCAAAACCTTCTATACCAACATATCCAAGAGTTATTGCTACCCATTCATCTGGTCCAATTTTTCCCAAAAACAAAAGGGTGCTAGAAACCACCCAAACGAGAAATTTGCGACTAATCGCTTTCTCGGTGATGATATCCAGCACCCCTTTATCATTATTGCGTTCTTTTATTTCTTCTTTTACTTCTTTTTTTACGTCTTCAATTATTCCCACCCATTTTTCCTCCTACTGATTTACATATGCATAATCGTCCTTTCTTTCGATACTGATTTGCATATCCACACAGTCTTTTAGGCTGTCTAAGTGAGAGATAAGTAAGACAGTCTTGAAGTATGACTTAATTAGTTCCAAGATACGCACAAAACCATCAAGATTTTCTTCATCAAGTGCCGTTCCTGGTTCATCCATGATGAAAATATCGCCTCTTGGTAGTGTTGTAACATTTAAAAGTGCCAATCTAATTGCTGTTGAGGCTAGTGTTTTTTCAGCACCACTTCCCATTTCAAGCGGTCTTGCATCATATTTTGGATGTTTAATCATGATATCTAATTTATCATCATCATTTACTAAATAAATAGAGAAGTCAACAACATTTGAAAGAATTTTTGCAATTTCTTGGTTAATTATTGGTAGTTTTTTCTTAATAATCTCATAAGAGATACCGTTTGAATGCATACACACTTGATATAGATCATATGCTGCATATTCTTTCTGGGTATTAGAAAGATCTTCCTTTAATTTCTTCAAGTTTTCAATTTTTTCTGAGTATGATCCTTGATACTTGTAAAGGTTGATTAACTCTCTATTATGATTATCAATATTTGAACAAGTAAGACTAATTGTGCTCTCTAATTGCTCCTTTTTAAGTAATTTTTGCGTGTAATTTTCAATTACTTCACGATTTTGATCATAAATTGAGATACTTCTTTCTAAATCAGAGATAATTTTGATCGCTTTTTCAATTTGCACCTTATTTTTCTCTATTTCAATCTCATAACCCATCTTTTTAGAGACAGCATCGTTCTTTTTACGAGTTGCTTCAGACATTTTATTGTGTAAATCAGCTGTTTTAGCATCAAGCTCATTATAGCGAGCGTCAATGCCGCTATAATAGCTCTTACGATCCAACAATATTCCTTCATCTGTAGCCATTTTTTCTTTAGCTTGGAAGGCGTCCTTAATGAACTTGCAACTGGTGAATTGATTGCCACAGGGAATATCCTCTAGGAGTTTTAGTTTTGTTTTATATCCACTAATATTTGTTTGAAGATGAGTTATCTCTTTTTCTAGAGAGATCATTTGCTCATTTAGCAGCTCTGATTCCTTTTCATCCAACTTTAATTTATCTTTATCAATTAAAGATAGAAATTTTTCTACTTTAGAAATAAGTTCGGATAATTTCTTACAATCTTCTTCAAGAGATACGTTTTTTTTCTGCAAAGCATCTTTATTACCTATTAATATATTTAGATTCTTTACGGTTTTATCATAGTCAATAATTTCTGCGGGCATGTTTTTTAATGCCTCTTTGACTTTTTCTAATTCTTCCTTGGAGTCTTCAACATATTTTTTGCAATACTCTAGTTCATTTTTTGTATTCTCTATCTGAATAGAATTATTTTTTTCCTGTAGTTCAACAACCGCAATCTCTCTATCATAATCAGATCCTTCTAATTTCTTTAGAAGTGCCTTTAACTGTGCGCTTTCTTCTTTCGCCATCTTAAATTTCTTCTCAAACATTTCAAGATCTAGAAATTTTGCAAGAATAGATTTACGATTAGTAGAACCTTCACCAATAAATGAAAGATAACCAAATTGACTTGCCATAGAAGTCAAAAAGAAATCGTCTACAGTCCCAAAATATTTACGGATACTTTTATCCGTATCATTTCTAGCTAAACCATTAA